TCTCTTGCCCGACGCGGCGCTGGGCGATGTTCATCTCGCCGCGCAGGATGATGGCAGCGCGGCGAGACTCGGTCCGTCGGTCGATCTCGGCCAGCGTGTCGCCGTGGCGCTGAGCGTCCCGGGTCCCGGTGAGGTCGAACCGCTTGCGGAGGAGCGAGAGGGAGTTGTTGAGGCGCTGGTTCAGGGTGAGGCGCTGCTGGTGTCCTGAGGCGTCCACCGCCCGGATGCGCTCGTCGGCCCTCTTGGCCGCGGTCAGCCGGTCCTGGTCTCCCTTGTTGTCCTGAGCCAGGATCTTGTTGTTCCACTTGTTGTTGTCGACCCGGATGCGCTCATTGGCACTGGAGACGAACGCCGCCATGCGCTCTTGGCCGCGCCGCTGGATGAGCAGGAGTTCCTGCTGGTGCTCGCGCGCTTGACGCTCAGTCTGGGCGTCGATCTTGAGAAGCTGGACGTCCTGCCCGTTGGCCATCACGGCAGTTCGGGCATTGGCCGCCGCGACGCGCTGGGGGCGGATGTCGGCCAGGGACTTGGCGTCGATCAGCTTGGCTTCGGCCTTCATCTTGTCGGCCGCGGCGCGCCCGCGAGCGATGATCTCGTTGGCCTTGCGCTCCACCAGGGCCAGCTGCACGCCAGCGAGGGCGGTGATGGCCTTCGACTGAGCCTTGATGGAGTCGGTGATCGACTCCCCGACGCCCTTGGCCGAGTCCTTGGCCATCTTGTTGATGGCCGTCGAGATCGACTTCATCGCCCGCGCCGTGGTGGCCGGGTCGACGATCAGGCCTAGCTCGGCTTGGAGCCGGAGATCATCCTTCGAGGCCATGGCCAGATTCTACCGAGGGGTCCAAGGCCGCCTGAGGACGACGCATTGCCTCGCTCATCTCGCGGATCTGGGCGATCTGCTCCTCCTCGGTCATCGGTCCAACCCGACGCGGGCTAGTGCCGGGGAGGGTGGAGAGTGGCGGGGCGCCCATCTCGGCGCGCATGGCGTTAATGGCGTCGAGCTGGGAGGTGTCCTCGGCGACGATCTTGCCCGGGTAGAGGCGAGCGCGCAGCGCGTTGAGTTCCTTCTCGTCCCCCTGGGTGTTCTCATGGAGGATCTGTTCGACGTAGTTGAGCAGTTGGTACAGCGTCATCCCGCCGAGACCATGCCGATGGCCTTCGCTTGTGGCCCTCCCGTCGAGGAGGCCCCAGTTGGCGATGGCCGTGAGGGCTAGGACTCGGCAGGTGTGGGAGGGCGGCCGAACTGCCCCTTGGAGAACAACTCCTTGAGCGACTGGAGGGTCTCGAAGTCGAAGCGGGAGTCGTCGACCAGCAGTGTCAAGAAGTCCTCGCGGTCATCCTTGTGGATGAACTGGCTCAGGTAGGCGGCGATCGAGCGGGCGTCTTCATCCCCGGCCGCGACGATGTCGGCGGCCAGCGCACTGATCTTGGTGTGCGCTCGAAAGGTCCGCTCCCCGAGGGTGAACTCGACCTCGGCTGATCCGGGCGCTGAACGCTTCGCGGCCAGGAACGCGTCGATGTCGACAATCTCTGCTGCCATTACGAGGGCCTTTCGTCCTTTGGGGGCGGATTTCACCACCGCGACATCATCGCAGATGTCGGTCGATCGCCTTGCCGAGAGCGTCGCGCATGATGTGCTGGCCGTCCCCGGTGCCAGGGTGCTTGACCTTCTTGGCCAACACCCACGGCGGGGCGTGCTTGGCGTAGTTGTTCTTCGGCCACTGGAGGTATGCCCCAGTGAAGCCTCCGCCACGACCAGCCTTGTTGGTCTTGCGCCGCCGGGACTGGCGGAGCCGAGGCATGATGGTGTGCTCCTTGGAGCCGTACTCGATGATCCGCACCACCATGGGGTCGGAGTCCGAGTAGATGTAGAGGGTGCCGCCGTCCTTGCGCTTGCGGACCTCGTAGCGGAACGAGTTGACGTAGTGGGGCTTGCCTCGCGTGGTGTCGGGGTTCCGACGCAGCTCGTCGCGCGTCCCCCACTTGTTGATCTTGCCCTCGGACTCGACCTTGATCTCGTTCTTGAAGTCCTTGCCCACGGCGCGCAGCCGCTTGATGGCCGCCGCTTGGAGCTGACGCCCGATGGCGTCCCGGTCGGCCTTCCGGTTCAGCTTGAGGGTGTAGGCCTCGGCCATCAGAAGCCTTCGAGGTCCACGGTCACCGTGGCCGACCACGACACCAGGCCACCCGAAGGGGCGTCCGGGATGAGGGGGCCGAGACGCACGTTGACGGCGTCCATGTTCCCGACGCCGAACAGGGTGCGGTTGTTGATGGCGCCGACGATTGAGGCCCACATGGCCATGGCGTGCTGAGCGGAGTACCAGGCCAGCTCGTTCTCCACCACCTTGGACGGTTCCGCTGCTCCGTCGGCGGTCTCCACCAGGGTCGGCCAGCCGGACTCGACGAGCCGGACGACGAACTCCGCCTCCCCGACGAGCCCTGTGGCGGTGGGGGTGCCGAAGCCCTCCTTGACCCGGACCTCATTGAGGTAGACGACCAGGCAGTCCCCGAAGTAGGACTCGGGCTCGGTCATCGAGACGTAGGTGATCATGTCTCGGCACAGGTCATTGACCTCGGGGTAGGTCCGCATCCCCGCCCATGCCGCACTGAGGAGTCGCTCGGCCATGTTGGGGACGGTGTTGGCGCACTTGGAGCGCCGCGGCAGGTCATCCGCTGGGCAGAGCGGGTCGATCGACGGGAGCGCCATGGCCCAATGGTACTGAGGGCCCCAAGACGCGACGATGCCCCGGGTGAATCAGACCCAGGGCATCGTGTCGTCGGCGGGGGGCCGCGAGCGTCAGCTCACCAGCACGTAGCCACAGCTGTCGTACAGCGGGAGCGCGTCGGTCCAGGCGGTGGACCAGTGGCCGATGACGGCGGAGTTGCCTTCCCAGTCGCCATAGACGTCGGTCCAGGCGGGGTTGGTCTCGGCGGTGCCGACCAGGTTGATGACGTGGGGGTTGTCGTTGTTGAACGGCTGATCCCCGAGGCGCCAGGTCGTCTTGGGGAAGACCCAGTGCTTGTAGCGGGCCGAGCCGGAGGCGACACACAGGCTCGACTCGGTGACGTTGCGGGTATAGACCTCGAACATCGCGCCGTTGATGGTGTAGCCATCGCCGACACCGACCGAGGACATACCAACGGCGTGCCCCGCGTAGGGGCCAGCAGCCTTGCCCATCATGAGCGGGTTGGAGGTCATGATCTCCAACAGCTCGTAGTCCCAGAACTTGAGCTGGAGGGTGAGGTCCCAGCGTTGGATCTTCTCGGGCTTGCGGATCGTCAGCAAGCACTCGTCGTCGTCGCAGCTACCTCCGGGCCAGGTGACCTCGGTGGCCTGGGCCACGACCGGGGTGGCCGTGAGGTCGGCGATGCACGAAGCCAGCGCGCCGTTGTTGGCGCCCGACTGGGGAACGCAGGACGAGTTGAGCCGGGTGGCGCGGATGACGCAGGCCCCATATTCGGCCGCGCACACTACCTGGGTTGATGCCATGCTGAGACTCCTTGGCGTTCTGGGGGTAAGCCCCTACCGGAACATCTTGGGAGCCAGGCCAAGGCAAAGTCATGGCGTCAGAACGAGTGGAGGGTCGTGCCGATCTCGGGGCTCCACACCATCGGTGGCATCCGCGCGTCGTCGGGGTTGTAGAGCGACAGCAGCTTGGCCACCTGGGGGAGCGTGCTGCCGGATTCCTTGACCGCGTCGACGGCGCGCTGGAGGTTGAGGTTCACGCCACCGCGGCTCACCGAGACGGTGTTGGCCGGGAGGGCGGTCGAGCGACCGGCGATGGCCTTGGCGAAGTCGCAGGCGATCTCCTGCACCCCGAGCTTGACGTCTTCGGTGATCGCGTAGCCGAACGTGTAGGTGATCTCCCAGGTCCCCACCTCGGTCGATGGCTTGGCCAGGTTGTTGGATGCAGGCCAGCACGATCCGTTGCCGTTGTCGATCTTCACCAAGAGGTACTCGTCCATGACGTCGTACTCGGTCGGGTCGAGGGTCTCGCCATCGATCTTGACGTTGGTGATGGCGACCACGGGCCACTGGAGGGGGATGGCGTCGACGTAGTGGCTGAACACTGGCCCGTCGAGCACGGGGATGCCCGTGTGACAGGTCTCCGACACCGGGCGGACCGTGGCGGTGCATTGCCCGGTGAGCGAGCGCCCGAGGAGGACATACATGATCTGGCTGGCCGCGGTGACGATCTGGGTCTTCACCGCGTCGTCGAGCCCTGCCGCGCACTCGCATTCGGCGGTCAGGTCGTCTTCGTCGATCCACTTGGCCTGGCAGGGGCTGTCGCTCATGGCTGGGCCCAGTATGCAAGTCCTTGGTTCACAAGAACCTCCGCTTCGGAGAGGGGGAGTTGGTAGAGCTGATTCAGCTTGTACGGCCCCACGTTCTGGTGGAAGGCCAGCCAGACCGGATGGTCGATGTCGCCGACCGGGGTGAAGGTCTCGTCCATCATGGGTTCACGATGATGACGCGCAGGGGGTTCTGGGGGCCGAGTGGCCACTGGAAGTCGTCCACGTCGACCCGGCCCTCCCAGTCGCCGACAGGGACATCCCCGGCCACAACGAAGGTCCAGGCGACCTCTCCTCGGCTGCCGTCTTGATCGGGGTCTGGGGTGCCGTTGACCGTCACCTCGGCATGGGCCCCCGGGGTGAAGCGGATGATGGGTGTCTTGCCGGTGAGGTCGACCAGGCCGAGGGCGTCCTCCAGGGCAAGGCGCCATGTCGTCGCCTTGCCGGGGCGTCCGTAGACCAGTTGAGCGGGCATCATCCCTCCAGGGCGAAGAGTCTGCCGTCGAGCAGCACATGGACAGTCTGACGCCCATCGCGGCCAATGACCACGAACCGGCGGCCGTCGTCGAGCACCTCGATGAGCATCGACCCATCGACACCACCGATCGCGTACAGGCGGCCGTCGACGAGGACCTGGATGTGGAGCGGGGCGGTTGGGACCCATTGTCCGACGATCGAACACACGGCGTTGAGAGCTGCCGCCGCGACCAGGGCCGACTCGGCGTTGACTGCTCCGCTGATCGTGAGGATCGGGGCCAGGGCCGCCGCTGCCACATCGGCCCGGTCCGCCGAGAGGGCCAGAGCGATGGAGGTATCGAAGGCAGAGGCCACCACCGAGGCGACCCCCGCGGTGGTCGTCTCCGAGGACTGGGCGGTCGGGTCGAGGCCCGAGATGGTCGCGCCTGAGGTTGATGGCCCCACCGCGATGGAGGGGCTGGGCGGGAACGCTATGGCCGAGGTGGCTGCCGCGACGGCCGCCGCCCAGATCTCTCGGGCGGTCGTGACATCGAGCGCAGCGACGGCAACCGAAGCGACTCCAGTAGTGGCCGAAGTCGACGTGGAGAAGGTCGGCGTATTGGCTGCCCCCGACACGCCCCCCGTCCCCGCCGAGATTGCCAGTGAGGGGGTGACCGCCGTGGCGGCCGCCGAGACAGTGGCAGCCGAGGCCGGGACCGACGCCGTCGATGCCGCGGTGGCCGACAGGGCGACGACGGTGACGGTCGCTGGGGCGGGATAGACGGTGACGGCCGCCGAGGGGACCCCGGAAGCGACCGTGGCCGATGCCGACCCAGGGGTGGCCGTCGCGCTCGCCGTGATCGCCGCAGTGAGAGCGGCGACGGTGACTGCGGGAGCCGACGGGGTGACGTTGACGTCGTCGGCGGTGTTGGCGGTCGGAGCGATCGCAGCGGCAGTGACCGCGGCGACCGTCGGATTGACGGTGATCGAGGCGGTGGGGCCGAGCGAGGTCCCTGTGACCGCGGCCGCCGCAGTGGACGGGGAGGTCGTCCCGTTCGGGGTCTCGGCCGCCCCGGTGGTCGAGGCCACCCCGGCGTGGGGGGCGACCGAGGTCGACGGGTCCTCGCCGTCGACGACGACGGTGGCCACTCCGGTGATGGTGTTGGCCGAGGCGGCGAGCGTGGCGTCGAGGGCCGCGGTGGCTACTGAGGCGAGAGTGGGGGAGGCCGTCGTCGTTGTGGTGATGCCCACCGCCGCGACGGCGACCGTGGCAGTCGATGGGGAGGCGGCGATGGACGTCGGGGCTGAGGCGTCGAGGGCGGCGACTGCGATCGCTGCATGGTCCGAGTGGGTGCCGACCGTCGCTGCGACATCGAGGGCCGCGGTGGTTACTGCGGCCGCTGTCGGCAGGACGTTGATGGCGTCGTTGGTGTTGACCGTGGCGCCGAGGGCGGCCACCGCCACATCGGCGGAACCGGCCGCAGCGTTGACCATGCTCGCCGTCGTCACCGTGGCGTCGTTCGCTGTCCCTGTGGCGCTCGCCGTACCTGGGGTGGCCAGAATCGTCGTCGTGGCGTTGTTGGCGGCGGCCGTGAGTGCGGCCTGGGAGGGGGCGGGACTCGCAGGGACGCTGACAGCAGCGTTGTTGGCGGTGGCCACTGCCGCCGCAGCGACGGTGGACACTCCGGCTGAGGTGGTGGCACCGTTGGTTGTCGCGCTGGTGGCGGCCTGGGTTGGGGTCGCGCTAGCCGAGGTGTTGAGGGTCGCAGCGTTGGCCGTCGCCGTGACCGACGCTGCACTCGGCGCTACCTGAATCGAGGTGGTCGCACCGTTGGCCGTCGCGTTGGCGGCGGCGGCCGTGGTCGTTGCCTCGGTCGAACCAGTGGCGCCGTTGGCCGCTCCGCTGGCACTGGCGGCACCGGCTGATACGGCGACCGAGGTTGAGGCTCCGCTGGCGGCGATCGAGGCCGGGGCGACTCCAGCGTTGGCTGAGACTCCGCTCGGGGTCGAGACGGCCGTGATGGTGGCGTTGTGGGCGCCGACCTGGACGCCCACCACTGGACGGGCGGCGTATCCGTCGACCGCGTAGAGGACCTGCCCTGAGACGGGGTCGTAGTAGAGGTCTCCGCCGAGGGGGATCAGTTCCGCCGTTGAGACCCACACGGCGAGGCCGGACGAGGCCACCCCAGCGTTGACGTCGACCGGCGTCGAGGTGGCTGCCGTCGCGTCGTGAGCCGTCGCTGCTGCCGCGGCTCCCCCCGCAGTCGGGGAGACCTTGGCCGTCGCCGCATTAGCACTGGCGGTTGCCGCGGCCGAGGGGGCGGTGGGGGAAACGCCGCCCGTGGCGGTGTAGGCGGTGCTGGACGCTCCCGACGATTCGGCGATCGCGTGGGCGATCGTCGGCGGATCGACGATCGAGAGGTTGTCCCACTCCACCGTTGTCGCCGATGCCGCTGCCGGGCCACCCAAGGAGAGGACCAGCCCGGTCTCGGTGGGGTAGGCGGCGTCGGTCGCTTCTACCAGCCAGCCTGGCTCCGTTCCCCCATCCACCCACCACTTGGCCTTGATGGCACTGCCTTCGGCCCGGACCCTGACGTGGTAGACGTCGTTGATCGAGGGGGTGATGGAACCCGAGTCGAGGAGTGTTGGGGTGAAGGCGTCGATACGGAACAGCGACACCGCCGAACCGCCCGGCTCGAAGCGGAGCATGAAACGCGAACCAGCAAGGTCGTTGCGGAACTCGATTGCGGGATAACACTCGGTGACGGTCGTGAAGGCGATGTCGACCGAGATGTCGATGTCGCCCTGAATGTGGTCGAGGAACCCATAGGCGTAGTCGGCATACCCCCCGAGCGTGCCGGTCGCCAGGCGACCTCGATTGCCCTGGATGGACACCGACGCGCCCGACGATCCGAGCTGGGCGGTCCACTGGGCGCTCCACGGGTCACCATTGGTGCCAGTGAAGGTGTCGGTGATGGGAAGGGAGGGGCCACCTGCTGGGGTGGCGACGATGGGGAGGAGCCCGAGTTCTTCCTGGGCGCCGTCGAAGAACCAGCGGCGTGCCATTTACACCGCCATGAAGCGGAGCGCACCTATGAAGGCGGTGGTGCCTTGGGTCATGTAGATCCAGTCGAGGCATGCGCCGTCGGGGATCTCGGGGATCCCCCCGCACGCCCCACCGGAGACGAAATCGAACGCCGAGTTACCGACGAGTGTGTCGACGCAGACGGTGAGCAGTGGGCGGATGAGGGTGACCCCGAACGCCCCTGCGGTGCCGGTGGTGGCGGTGACGGTGACGGACTCGACGGATTGAACCCCGTTGTCCCCGGCAACGACGGGGAGCAGGATCACTCGTCCGGCTTCACGGTTCCCGGTGGCGCCGAAGACGACGAGCGGGGAGGTGCGGCCCGCCGTACCTGCCGAGTTGGTGTAGGAGACCGAGACGGTGGTGGCGGTGGTGCCGATCTGGGTGTAGATCTGGAGTGCCGCCCACACCCCGACGGCTGATCCTCGGGTGATGGTGGCGGTCGGCAGGTTGGTGGCCTGCGCGGTGGTGACGGTGCCCGATAGCCCGCCTTGATGGGCGAGCCTGTCGTAGAGGGTGAAGTGGCCGGGGAATGAGGTCGTCGCTCTGCCACCCACCATGTAGAGGGTTTCGGTCCCGGCGTTCTCTTGCCCGAGCGCACCGGTGGTGGTGTTGGTGGGGACGGCGGCAGTGGTGGGGGCCGAGCCGTTGAGTGTCCCGGTGACCCACGGGCTGTAGTTACGTCCGGCGGTAGCGGAGAGAGCGAGCTTGGTGAACTGCTGGAGTTCTCGGGGGCCTTTCAGCGCCGCGACGTACTCGTCGAAATCGGTGATGGCTGCCATGTCACGCTTCCACCATGGCCACTGACCCCATCACTTCGGGGGCCGTGGTGACGGAAGCAATCCACAGCAGGGAGAGGCACGCCCCCGTCTGGATCTCCGGCATGCCGGGGAGTCCGGTTGAGAAGTCACGCCAACCCCCCACACCGGCAGCAGAGATGACGCAGGTGGCGAGCGGATGGGCGATCGTGATCCCGAATGCTCCGGCGGTGCCGGTGGTGGCGACGAGATCGCAGTTCTCGACCGATTGGATGCCTTTGTCACCGGACTGGAGCGGGAAGAACCGGACCTGGTTCCCTTCACGAAAGCCGGTGCCACCGATCGGGATAGCGGCGCTTGTGCGGCTCGATGTCCCGGCTTCGTTGGTGTAGGAGATCGTGCAGGTCGTTGCGGTCGTGCCGAGGATCGTGGTTGTGTTGCCGTAGATCTCGTACCACGCCATGTTGCCGACCCCATCGGTGTAGCGGGTGATGGAGCCGGTGAAGGTTTGGGCGGTGGTGGTGGTGCCGGACAGGTTGCCGTTGTGGCCGAGCCGGTCATAGAGGATCAGCGTTCCGGCGACGAGGCCCGTCGCCTGGAACTGCGTCAACCACTTCTCTCGTCCACCGCCGGGGTCGGCCTGTTTGAGAGATCCGTCGGTGGTGTTGTCCGGGTTCGCCCACGTCGTCGGAGCGGCCATCGGACCGGGATTGCCGTCGTAGCGGATCAGGCTGTATGGACGTCCGGCGATCGGGACCGCAGTCACGGCGGCACCGGCGTGGCGGGCGACCTTGAACATGAACATGTTCTCCGGGGTGCCGGAGTTGCCGCCCGTGGAGCGGTTGATCAGATCAGAGAGATCGGTGAGCGCCGCCATTGGTCAGTCCCCGAGCCTGGTGATCTCCAACGTGCCACTAACCCCGGAACCGACCACGGTGTCCCACGAGATGCCGATGCCGATCCGGTCGCCAGGGGTGATCCGAAGCGTCGAGGTGCTGTTGGCCCAGGCGAGGTTAGGGGCGCTCGTCGGGGTGGCGATTGACTGACCGGCGGAGTCGCAGATGGAGTTCCCCCGGACGTCCTGGAGGAGGACCGAGATCGACGCGAACGCCGAAGCATCCCCCCCCTCAGCGAAGAGGCCAGTCGCAATGCGGTACAAGCCGCCGACCAGGAAGGACGAGTAGTTCCCTTCCCCGCTCTCGGCGCCGAACAACAATGGCACCACGAGGTTGTTGCTCCCCGCATTTGTGGACGGCTCGTAAATCAGGGCGCTCTGTATCTCCCCCCATCGCTGTGCTGTCACCCTCGTATGGATGTTCAAGTAACCCGAAAGCTCGTCGGCGAGCGGCCAGGTCTCATAGAGAGACGAGCCTGCGCTTACGCCATTGAACTCCGTGTACCAGACGGCACTTGTCGACGTGTTGCCGAGAAGTTGCCGGGAGCCAGGGAACCCGTTGACCCCGTCCAGGATCACGTCAGGTCCCCGCCGTGAACGATCACATTGAACGTCTCGGCAACATGGGTCGACGCCCCCAGCTTGTGGGAGGTGGAAGGGAGAATCAGGTTGTCGTAGAGAACCTTGATCCGCCACGCAGTCGGGGCCGTCACTGCCGCGACGACGAACTCGTCATACATGAACCATGTCGTACCGCCGTCGTCAGAGACGAACAGGCGGACCCACCCGGCCGTGGTTGTCTCTGTTGCCTTGAACACAACCTCGTCGATCTTCGTCCCCGCCGCGACGCCCGTGACGAGAGAAACGATGGTGCCGGTGCCGTCGAGGTTCGTGTTCGCGGTGGAGATCGTCTCCATCGCCAGGCGTGGGGTGGACGTGAACGTCGGTTGCGAGGCCATGGGGTCATCTTGTCGGACGGGTCAAGGCAAAGGCACGCCGCGATCCAGGTAGTCGGCTGCGGCCCGCAGAAGGGTCGGGTCATCCTTGAAGCGCCCGAGGCCATTGTTGCATGAGGTGCAGAGGATGCCCCGCACGGCCCCCGTCGCGTGGTTGTGATCGACTTGCGGCCCCTTCTCGCCCCACGCGTCCGTGGCGCAGATCGCGCAGACGGCGTGCTGGGCGAGTAACTCGTTGAGTTCGACCACGGTGAGCCCGTAGGTCTGAGAGCGACGGTACTTAGAGCGACATCTCCAATCGCAGAACTCGGCGTTGATGTTCCGTTCAGGGGGGAGGCTCGCCCGACAAAAGAGACAGGGCCGGTCCATCCCGGCCTTGGCCTCAAGGCGCTCGGCGGCCCGCAGTCCGTTGCGCCAAGCGTCCATGCATCGTTGGCCACAGAACCGGGCGTGTGCCCGCTTGTCGGAGATGTCGATCCCACACTGGATGCAGGCCCGTGAGGCCTTGGCGTCCCGTCTGGCAGCCTTCTGCTCCTCTGCCCTGGCCATCTCCTTGCACGCCCGTGAGCAGAAGATTGTCCGGGGGTCTTTCCCTGAGAAGTCCTGAGCGCAGTGGACACAGGAGCGGACGGCGGCACGGGCCTCGGCTCGCTTCGCTTTCAGGCGCCCGGCGTTGTGATGGGACGCGCAGAGACCCGCCGTGCTGGCGGGTCTCTGGCATGTCGGAAATGAGCAGGTAGATGGCATGTCCCCAGTGTACTAACCATCTAGGGGGATGCAACCTAGTTCATGTCGTGAACGTGGCTATGCCACCGGCGTTCCAAATCACGGTCAAAGTCCCGTTGGTGACCGTGTTGGCTCCGCCGAAGTAGTTGTAGCAGATGCCCTGGTCAGCGGTGGTGGTCGACGTGTTGTCGTACACCAGACAGCCGTAGATGTTGGCGCCATCGAACGCCGAGCCCGACGCGGTGTCGGCGGCATCGAAGGTGACGACGTTGGATGCCTGAGCGACGGTGACCGAGGCGAGGTTGACGCCTGCCTGGGCCCACTGACCGGCCTCGTACACCTCGTTGGCGGTGGCCCACTGGCCGGTGTTGTAGGCGTTGGATGCCTGCGCCGCGGTGTTGTCCGGGGTGATCGAGTTGTTGTAGAGCGCCACCGTCATGGTGTCGGTGTCCCAGTCGAGGGACTCGGTCAGCTTGAGGGTGTCGAGCACCGCGCAAGCAATGACCTTGGATGCAGACCAAGCCAAGGCTCAGCCCTCCTTGTTGTGATAGCGACGCGCTGCGTCTGAACGACAGATGATGCACTCACGACGGTTGAGCCGATCGGGGCGAACGTAGGTATTCGTCTCGGAGTATTCGTGGCCGCGCGGGCAATGGGTCTTACGGGCGTGGTGCGCCCCAGCCTGACCTCGGGCCACGTTCTCGGCGTGTGTGACGGGTTCGAGGTGGGCCGGGTTGACGCAGGAGGGGTTGCGGCACAGGTGATCAAGTTCCAACCCCTCGGGGATGGAGCCCACAAGTAGCTCCCAAAGAAGGCGGTGTGCCTTTGTCGTCACCCCGTCGTCGCTCCTGAACTGCCCATACCCGTTCTTGTCACGCCCTGCGGTCCACTCCCAACAGTCGTCACCAACAGTGAACTTGGAGTCCAGGCGGTCCAGAACGTCAGTCCAGGAGGCCATGGATCAGCCCTCCTGGACCGTGATGGTGGCGTTGTTGGCGCCGACTCCGCCACCTGCGACCAGGCCGGTGTCAGCTGGGGTGGCGGCATCGAGGGCGGCCTGGGCGGCGGTCGCTGCTTGCTGGGCGGCGGCGTTCTCTTCGATCGCGGCGGCCAGCTGCTCGTTGGCGGCGACCACAAGGGCCTCGGCCTTGGCGACCTTGCGGGTGAGGTTGGCCACGGCAGTCTCGGTGGTGGAGGCGTGATACGCCGCCATCTGAGCCGCTCCGGTCAGCTTCTTGATGTCCATTGGGGCTCCTATGCCTGGGGGAAACCAGTAGCGAGGGGGGCGAAGATGTGGCAGTCGTTGGACCCATCGGCATGGTCGGTGACCACGGCCATCACGGGACGCCCCCGACCATCGGTGGTCACGACTTCCTTGCCGACGTAGTCCTCGCGCTCGACGACCCGCAGGCGCGCTGAGTGCTTGGCCAGTTCCCGCCCGGTCACCGCGACGAACGGGGCCATGGCCCAGTTCAGGCGCGAGCATTCGTGCATCGGGGTGTGGGGACGAGTCTCGTGGGTGACGTGCTGACGCCCACAGGCTGGACATTCCCAGCGATGTGTCATCTTCAAGATCGGCACGTCCATGGAGCGAACGTAGGGGCGCGGGGAGGCCAATGTCATGGCTCAGGTCAACACGGCGCTGACGACCGAGTTCTGGTCGAACCAGACGATCCCGATCTCCTGGTCGAAGGCGGTCTCGGTGTTGCGGGTGGGGTCGAACTCCTCATCGCGGCGCGAGGAGATGAACGGCGCGACGTGCCAGCCGAGGGGGCCGGACATGAAGACCTTGGTCCCGGCGCTCAGGGAGCCGAACCCGGCGTCAGCCACCACGACATGGCCCGCGGGGGACATGAAGCCGGTGATCGTCCCATTCGGGGTCTCGATGTACTCGATGGCGTTGGCCGCCCGGGCCTGGGCGAGCACCAGGGGGGTCATGTAGATGATGCCCTCGGCGTTGCCGTAGGTGTCGGCGAACTGCTGCTCCAGCTTGGCCACCAGCAGTGGGGTGCCCGAGACGTTGCCCACCGCGGTGTCGTGGGCTTCGAGGAGCACCTTGAGCCAGGCGGCAACGAAACCCGAACGCGCCACCTCATGCGAGACGCCGTTGCGGTCATGGAGTTCCGCGGCCGACATCGACAGGCCCGAACAGGTCATCGACGTCGGAATGTAGAACGGGTCGAACGTCTGGGCGGTCGGGGGGCCATCGGCCAGCGCGTCGAGGTCGACGTCGGCGCAGACGTCGGCGGCGGCCAGCGTGGTGTCGGTGACCGGGCGGGCCAACTGGGGCACGAAGGTGACCCCGTTCATCCATCGCTTGCCGATGATGCCCGAGAGGTTGGTCTCGGGGACCGAGGCGAGCAGAGAGAGCGCGCTGGGGCGATAGGCCGGGGGAGGGATCTCGATGTACTGGCCAGTAGCCATTGGGTCTCCTCAGAGAAAGAAGAAGCCCCCGGCGGTGGCGCTCAGGCCAGCCACCGGGGGCCACTTCACGTTGGTGTGATCAGGAGGTCTCGGTGCAGTCGATCAGGTTGGTCTGACGCGGGGGCTGGTTGCCCGAGGCGCAGAGGTTGAACCGGAGGTGCCAGACCTGGGCGCCAAGGTTGACGAGGCCTTCCCAGCCTTCCTGGAACATCACGAACTCGTTGCGCCGCACCGTGGTGGTGTCGCGAAGGACGTTGCCTGCCGTGCCGAGGTTCAACATGCCGCGGTCCAGTTTGCGGAAGTTGCCCCGCGGGGTGAGGATCACGTCCACCTGGCTGGAGAACTCGCTGATCCGGCCACCGTTGATCGGGGCGGGGAGCGGGCGCTCCAAGAGGGCGTTCGTCGAGCGGTCCTTGGAGTAGTGGACGTTGATGCCCCGGTCGCGCAGGACGGCGTTGACGTCGGCGATCATCGGCGATCCGGTGCCAGTCGCGTAGCCGTTGAGCTGGTCCTCGGTGAGGATCGTGTTCACCGACTCATGCACGAAGGCATCGAAGGGCTGGTCGTCGTAACGCTCCAGCTCCTTGAAGATCTGGAGGGTGCGGAGCATTCCGCCCAGCCAGGTGCCCACGGCGTTGTGGCCGATCGGGTTGCCCGGGGTGTTGAGCAGGTACAGGGCGTCAGCCTCGGCGTACATCGCGTCGAGGAGGCGGCGCTCGGCGAGCTGGCTCCACTTGGCGAAGAGGCGGTTCTGGTACGCCGCGATCAGCTCGGGGTGGGTCAGGGCGAGCATGTCCTTGACCTTGAGGGAGCGGTACACGCCGTAGATCTTGAACTCGGCCGGAGTGCCGCAGCTGATCTCGGCCGGGATCTCCTTGAGGGCGTTGTCATCGGCGTCGTTCTCGCTCGTCCACACGCCGAGACCGTCGACGATGTCAGCGAGGCGAGGGGTCGGGTAGATCGACACACCGCCGCGAGGAGCAGCGAACTGCGCCAGGGCGTTGGAGATGGGGCGGACCGTGGAGGACTGACCGCCGATCTCGTAGTACGGGGTGAACGGCGCGCACAGGGCAGCGGTGATCTCCTCGTCGAGGTCGGACAGCTTCAACACGTCCTCGGCCGCATTGCCCGACAGGGTGTGCAGCTCGTCGTAGGCACCCATGAGGGTGGCGACGACCTTGGGCTCGCTCGCACCGCGGCGCAGTACGTCGGCTCGCTCGGTCATGGCGGCGGCCAAGGTGAGCACGTCAGGGACGTTCTCACCAGCGCGCTGGTTGGGAACGTCGTCAGCCCACACCATGCCCGACACGCCGAGGTGGCTCTTGGCCTTCGGTGCGCCTGCGGGGGCGGAGGTCGACGGGGCGACGGCGGCGAGAGCCGCTGCCGACGGGGTGCGGATGGCGACCACCGGCTCGGCGGCGGCCGTGACCTCGGGGGTCTCGACGGCGACCGGGGCGGGCCGACCGGCGATCTTGCCGAGCGCCGCAGCATGCGAAGCCGACAGGGCCTGGGCCTCGGCGGCCCGAGTGGCGAGCACCGTGTCGATGGCCTCGACGGCATCGGCATAGGTGGTCATCTGGGCAGCGGACTCAGCCGACACAGGGCCTGCGCCGAGCGTGGTGACAGCCTCGACGAGGGTGGCGGCCAACGCCTCCAAGTCCTCAGCGCTCAGAACCGTCAGGTCCTGGGGGATCTCGATCTCTTCCACGGGGTCTCCTGGTGGTCTTCTTCGTGGGATGAAGGCGCTAGGCGCGTGACGCTGAGCATGGTTCTGGGGCCAGTGCAATGTCATGGCGGAAGCTATTGACCTCGTCTTGACGATTCGGTTAGAACGACACCGGCCCCGAACGAGGGCCACTCTGCACCGGAGGAAGCAATGACTGACCTAGACGTCCCCGTCATCGAGGCGGGGACACGCGTGACCCCTGTTCGAGGTAACTCCAAGGCCTTCGAGACCCCTGAGGGGGCGGCCGCCAAGGAGGTGGCTGATCGGTGGTGGGAGTGGTACGTCGCCGAGAAGGGCTACATGCCACCGCAGCGATGGGTGGCGGTGTTCCAGATCGTGAGACGGCTGTTCGTGTGTGGCTGGACCAGGCGTGAGGTGGTCAGAGGGCTGGCCGCCATGCAATGGATCACCATGGCCAACATGATCGACTGGCGAGAGCGCGATCGCCGGAGATGTACCGGACACGCTCCCCGCCCCTCGGTGTCTTCGGACCAGGTCCTGGAGCAGTTGGCGCGAGAGGTCGGCGACCTGAGGTGAGTGCCGGACCCGAACATGCACGGGTCCACGGTGGTGACAAGTTGGCGGAGGAGGCGCTCGTCGGCGCCATGCTGCTGCGCCCCTCGAACATCGACGAAGCCGCTCGGGGTCTGGTCCCCGACGACTTTCGCACCACCATTGCCCGGACCCTCTTCGTCACCTTGGTCGACATGCGTCGCGCCGGGATTCCTGTCGACGCCGTCTCGTTGGTCGACTGGCTTGCTCGCAACGGGATGCTCCCGGTGTCGGGTGGGGCCACCGAGATCGCTCGGATCATGGAAAGCGCCCCGTCGGTGTCGGGGATCGGGCGCTACGTCGCCATCATCGCCGACCTGGCCAACCGCCGAAAGCTGCTGGAGCGCCTGAGCGAGGCCACCGAGTACGCCTACCAGATCGGCGCCTCGGACTACATCGAGAACGCCGCCGAGCAGGTCCGCACCGTCCCGCGCTCCGGGGTGATCACTCCACCGTCGGACCTGGTCGACTCCGACGCCTTCATGAACCAGGTGGACACCACACCAACCCCTTGGGTCGTGCCTGGTCTCGTCCGGCGGCGATGGCGGGTGATGGTGATCGGCGGGGAGGGCATCGGCAAGATGGTCCTCCTTCGTCAGATCGCTGTGGGGGCGGCGTGCGGGGTGAACGCCCTCAATCCTCGGGTGCGATTCGACCCGGTCAAGGTGTTGATGATCGACCTGGAGAACTCCCGCGAGACGATCGCCTCCCAGTTGGCCATGTCGGTCAAGCCCGCGCAGCGAATGACCAGGCGCACCCCGGGGGAGAATCTCATGCTCCTCCCCCGAGAGGGCGGCATGGATCTCCGCTCACGATCGGACCAGGCCGAACTGGAGGCGACCATGGAGGCGGTCCGGCCCGACATGGTGGTGCTCGGGCCGATCTACAAGGCCAGTCGCCGCAAGCCACGCGAGGACTACGAGGAGCACGCCATGGAGTTGGCCCGCTACCTCGACGAGTTGCGAGTCCGTTTCGACTGCGCCCTCCTCCTGGAGAGCCACATGGCCAAGAACCGCGACGTCAAGACCCCGCTCGGGTCTTCGGTGTGGATGCGCTGGCCCGAGTTGGGGTTCGCCCTCACCGCCATCGGGGAAGGCGACGATCGCAACTCCACGCTGTCAGTGGATCGCTACCGCCAGCCCCGTAACGGGAACCAATGGCCGATCTCCATCAGCCATCAACAGGATGGATTCCCGTGGGGTGGAACGTGGCCGACGGGGACTCTGAACGCGTCGCCACGATCCACCGCAGAGCCCTACGAGTCAGAGAGCGAGCCGACTCTCCTGTAGTGGCAAACGCCGCGCTCGCGGCCCGGGCGCGTAACCACTTGGCGTGGTGGGGGTCCTCTAGGGCTCCTGCCACCCAGGTGATCAGGTCGTCAGGGCTACACTGGAAGCCGGGGACGTGGTCCCAGAACCTCAGCCCGTGGTGGGTGTTGTGGCGGTACTCCGGGCTGTTGAGCGCCAGGACCGGGATGTCGAGGGCCGCGGCCTCGTACATCACCGACGAGTTGTCGCACAGCAGGAGGCGGCAGCGCGACGCCACCTCGGGCCAGTCGTACACCACCTCCAACCCCAGCTTCTTCCACTCCGGCGCCAGGGCGTCGATGGCCCGCGGATGGCCATGGCCGAGCACCTCGATGTCGAGCGCGTGTAGGTACTCGATGAGCCCTCGGTACTTGGGGAGGAAGTAGGGGAACGCGGACATCGACTCCTGGCAGACGAGGCAATCCCAGTGGTGGGTCAGCACGACGGAGTCCCGCGGGCCGCCCGCCACTTCGTCACGCAGGTCGGCCACGTAGGGGGAGCCCACGATCGACACGGGGGTGTTCGGGTAGGTGGCCTTCCAACGCTCGGCCACCGTGAGGTTGGGGGCCAGGAACATCACCACGTTGTCGAGCCCGGGGGAGCCCGAGTAGCCCCCGATCCGCACGCCGCGGGGGTCGCCGTTGTAGGTCTGACCGGCCCCATGCTCCACATAGATGACCGAGCGACCGCGAAACAGCTTGGCGTCGCGCGATGAGGCGACGAGGGTCAGGGGGCTGGCCTCGTCGGGGAAGTTGATCCAGCCGTCGAACAGCCCGGGGTCGAGGTAGGAGATCACCGACTGGAGATGGGCGATGTGATGCGGCTCGCGCGCGTAGGCAGTGATCATGGGATCGAACGCTCCAGTTCTTCGAGCCACCAGCCGCGCATGGCCTCCCAGGAGTTCACCTGGGCCCAGTCGCGGGCCTCTTGTTGGAGCTGCACCACTCGTCCGGGGTTCTGGGCCAGGTCGTCGATTGCCGCTGCCACATCGAAGGCCGATACGTCTGCCACCTCGATGTCTCCCGCCGCCATCGACATCGGCGTTGAGCCAACCACCGGGATGCGAGGCCCCGGCCACATCTCGTTGGGGGAGACGTCGGGCATGAGGACAGGGAGGCCCGCCGCCATGGCCTCGTAGACCGGGAGGCAGTTGCCGCCGTAGCGCCGCGGCAGGATCATCACGTCCCCTTCGGCGTAGGTGTCCCAGTAGTTCTGTTTGCCTCGCGTGTCAGCGCGCACCTTGGTGACAATCGAGCGGGTCTTGAACGACGGGATGCGGCCGTCTTGACCACTCACGTACAGGACGATCTCGGAGCGGAGGCTGGCCATGGCCGAGGCCAGGAGGTCGGTGCCGTTGCGGTCGTAGGCGGCGCGATGTCCAGCGGGGTGCAGGAAGTGCATCGGGCGGTGACGCACGCCCCGTGTCAGCCGGTTTCTGGCGATGGCCTCGAACCGTTCGGTAGCCACCGGCATGGGCACGACGCGGGTCGCCGCCGGGAGGTGTTCGATGCGCCATGGGGTGGCCGACCACCAGGTCACCCCGCGAGTGAAGGCGCGGTCGGGACGCAGGAGTTCGGGGTTGGCGTGGATGACGAATCCGATGCCCATGTCGGCGGCCATCGCCGGGAGGGACCAGTCGTAGGCGGTCTCGGCGGTGTAGGCGACGTCCAGACCCCTGAGCCATTCCCTGGCCGTCTGGCCCAGGCTGTCGGAGCCATCCCAGCCGACATAGGTGGGCTTGAGGGGTGAGTATCGCTCGGGGAACTGGGGGAAGGCGGTCTGGGTCGGCATGACGACCAACGTCTTGGCCACATCGAGGTGGAGGGCGGCTTCCAGGGTCTGGATGCCAAGCTAAAGCCCCCTGTCATCACAGCGGGCAATCACTCCGATGCGCACGGCCGAGACTCCTTCCTGGCCCGGTATCGAACCAGGGCCGCTCGATGACACGCTCGGCACACCCGAGCCCCGCGTGGGTTGACCTGCGTATTCTCGGGGGTGTACTCATGGCCGTTCTTGCAGTGAGACTTAGCCGCTGGGTCGAACGGGGACCGTAGCTGGTTTTCCTTCGCCGTCACGGGTTCCAGGTGCTCTGGGTTGACACAGGAGCGGTTCCGGCAGAGATGGTCGATCTGGAGGCCCTCGGGGATTGGCCCGATGAGGCGCTCGTAGCTGTAGCGGTGGGCGGGCGTGGCCACGGCTGTCGGCCAGAACATCCCGTAGCCCTTTCGGCTGATCGTCCCCCTCCAAGCCCAACACCCCCCGACAGTGAACTCGATCTTGTCGAGGAAGCGTTCCAGCGACGGGCGGCCGCGGTTGTTGAAAATCGCTTCGGGGTCGCCGTGGTTGTACCAGCGTTGGTAATGCCGACCACACCACCCCCGACGCTGTGCGGGTGATTCACACCCCTCGATTGAGCATGTTCGCATACCGCGTGAGGCTATCATCGCCCAAAGTCCATCGGGTACATCGGGTCATCTTGGCGGCCGTCGAGGTTCAGGCTGCGCTTGATGTTCCCCCCGGGATGGAAGATGGCGATGCGGTGCTTGCGCCACCCCTCGGACTGGGCCACCCCGTGCATCTTGTCTTCGATCATGGTGCGCGACGTGGTGGGGAAGTTGGCCTGGATGATCTTGCGGTAGTAGCTGGCGTTGGCCAGGTGGGGGCGCTGGGACCACTGAGTGGTGCGGCGCATCGGGATGCCGTAGAAGTCCAGGGGTCCGTCATCGAGCATCAGGTGGAGGTGGGGCTCGGGGATGAAGGCCTCGTAGTGGAAGCGCACGACGTCGAGCGCCCCCCACTTCACGCTCTGGCCGATCTGCTCCCACGGGATCGGCTCGTCGGTCACCAGGGGGGTGTCGTGCTCGACGAACAAGACGAGGTGGGTGTGGGTGGCCTGGAGGGCGGCCCGGGTGAGGTTGGCCTGATGCCCGTGGCGCTCGAAGACGATGGGGACCACGTTCGACCAGCGGTAGTTGCACAGCCACAGCAGACGGCGGGTGTACTCCTCGAAGTCGGCACGGCGGTGCTCCTGCTCGGGTCGCACGCCGTCGACCATCACGATGATCTCGCACCCGGCCAGTTCCTGCTGGGCGAGCACCGACTCGATGGTCTCTTCGATGATGGCCGTCGAGGGATGGGATGGGATGGGGCTGGTGGGGATGAGCACGGTGACGTCCTGGCCGAACGACCGCGTCGGGGTTGCCCTGGCCAGCCCGCTGATGTCGCGCTGGATGCGGTGGTGGAGGTTGCGCTTGTACTGCTGCCACCAGGCGAAGGCTCGGTTGGCGTTGCCTGGCCATCCAGCCACCGCCTTGGCCATCACCTCAGGGAGGTCCTTCCAGTGGTCAATCACCGGGAACGGCGGCGCTCCGCCGCACAACTGATGCCAGTAGCCGTGCCCTCCGGCAGGGCAGGTGGCGTCAGCGATGGGGAGGACCCCCATCTCCAGGGCCTCGTACAGCCGGAACGAGTCGGGAGTGTCGGGCCCGGATGGACAGGGGCTCACCTTGGCCGCCGCCATCTCCTCCAGGTACACCTCGCGGGTCATCCCTTGGAGGAACCCCGCTGTCTCCAGGAGGAGTCCTCTTGGCATCGAGCGCAGGGCCGTCGCGGCCTGCTGGCGACGGACATGAGTGACCTGGCCCGCGAAGAACCAGTCCCGATCGACCTTGCGCTCGGGGCCGAGGGGACGCAGGACGTCGCGCGTGTCCGTGGCGAATCCCTCACCCAGGAAGCGGTCGGTGACCTTGGTGTGGCGCGCTCGCGGCGTCATCACCCAGAGACGCATCTCGGGGTGGCTCAGCTCTTCGACGGGGAACAGTGAGGCCTCGTCGGACACCAGGAACACCAGGGCCCACGGTCGACGATTGATGGCCGCGTTGATCTCGTCGACGCGGTCCTTCCAATAGGCCCCCGGCACGACCCAGATGGCCCCCTGCTCGCCTGGGAGATCCGCTATCGACTCGACCTCGATGTTCACCAGATCGTGGTGCTCGCCGCCCGACCATGGGGTATCACCACAGTCGGCCAACAGATCGGCCAGGAGGTGCTGGTCCCAGCAGCCGACGGGGGAGAGGTGGAAGACGGGGATCGTCATCGGCGGGCGTATGCGCTCTCGTTTGGGCTGAACCACCAGTGCTCCTCATGGTCAGTGCAGAGGAAACGGGGGATGTAGCCCTCGGCGGTCATGAAGGCCCCGATCGCCTCAGCCTGGTTGGGGATGCCGTACATATCCCGGGCGAACTCGGGATGGATCGACACGAACACCTCGGGGCGGTGGTTACGCAGGGTGTTGGTAGCCCCGGCCAACACCAGATGTTCGGCCCCTTCAACGTCCATGGTGATGACGACGGGAGGCCTCCAGCCGTCGGCCACCTTCTGGTCGATGGTGGTCTTGGGGATGTCGGGGCGTTCCCAGACGTTGCAGAAGCCGTGATCCCCGATCACCTCCCCGTAAGCGCAGCTCGGCCAGCCCCCCGAGTGGGCGCCATCGTTACCGTTGTCGGCCCGATCGGTGGCGAACCCGACGAAGGACCCCAGCGGAGGCCGTAGGTCGTTGATCTCCCAGATGGCCCGGATGTTGGGCCAGACGCGCGCGTTGGGCTCGAACAGCACCACGTCAGCCCCCCATGACGAGTACAGGGCCGGGAAGTCCCCCTCCTCGGCCCCGATGTCCCAGACGCAGGGAGCGGCGGCGGGATGAGTGGAGATGACGTAGTTGAGGGCGGCGAGGCGGTGGGCCTCCCACCACGGCCACTCCGGCCGGAGATGCCGATGCTCGGGGAGTTCGAGGGCCCACCGCCCGTTGATCCAGGTATGGATCATGCGGGTCACGGGAGCATCCCCAGGTGACCGCACTCCGTGAGGACTTCGGCCATGCGGACCTCGTAGGCGTGATGGGCGAGGACGTGTTCGTGGCCTTCGATGGCGATCGACTGGCGCTCGGTGTCGTTATCCAGCCAGTAGTCGATCTTGAACTTCAACTCGTCCCAGTCGCCCATGTTCCAGCAGTCGAGGTGCTCGCCTTCGGTGTAGAGCCCACCGTCGGTGACGCCATGGACGCGAGGGTGAAGCAGGAATCCGCCGCGGCCGATGGTCTCGGGGATGCGGTCCGAGAAGTAGCAGCACGCTGAGTTGATCAGGCAGGAGTCGCCGACAACCACCTTCGTCGAGGCGTAGAGGTCGATGAGATCCTGGCCGCGCACCGCGGGTTGTCCCTGCTTGGGCCAGAACGCCACTCGGTTGCCATAGACCTTGCGGAGCCAGTCGACCAGCTCGGCGCGGTGCTTGTGCTCGGAGTGATAGCCCCCCTGCCAGGACCCGACGAAGGCGATGTCGGAGGCGAAGCGGTCCTGGCGCGAGCCGAGGCGGGCCTCACCAGCCGAAATGCCGGGGGGCATCCAGCGATGGTTGATCCCGGCATTGTCGAACTGCTCCCTGTGGGCGCCGTCGGCGGTGAACACCATGTCGGTGCGGAAGAACGGCTCCAGCAGGACCTGATGCTCGCGAGCGAGGCCCCACCACCGATCGAGATGCACTGAGATGACCGGGACTCCAGCTTCCCGGCATCTCATGATGAAGCGCATCTGATCGGGGTGGGTCTCCTCGGGTGCGAGGCCGTGCGTGTGGGTCCACATCACTAGGTCGACCCCGTAGCCGATTTCTTCGGTGAACAGCTTGGGGGACTCCTGGAGGGGGATCACCTCATGTCCGTTGTTCTCCAAGGCTCGCTTGATGTGGTTCTCGGTGGAATGAGGGGGACCGAAGTTCCCGATGTGCGCCAGCTGCATGGAGTGACAGTAGTGATATTCAGCGAACGGCCTTGGCTGCCCGCTGAGCCATCTTGCGCTGAGCCAGCTTGGTCAGCGCCTGTGCTGCGGCCAACTCCAGCTCGGGGTCGGCGGCGAGGTCGTCACCGTCACATCCGCAGTCCTCGGCCGCGGCGGCGATCTCCTCGTCGGCGGTGGGGGTCGGGCTGGTCATCACCCAGGCCGCCTGGTTGCCGCTCGCCGAGCTGCCACTCCAGCCATTCGTGGAGAAGAGGGCCTGGAGGGTTTGGGTGGACCCGGTGACCGTGAGTTGATGCAGGGTGGCATTGAGGGCCTGGGTGTCGGTGGGTTCGGCGGGGAAGGCGCCGAGGCCGCGCATGTCGATGATCTCGTCGTGGACGGCGAAGAAGCTGGGTCGAGCCGAGTTGTAGCCCGGGGTGTTGACGCTGAGCACCGCCACCAGGTCTCGCTGGCCGTTGACCATGATCCAGTGGCCCGACACGCCCGACGCGCGAGCGGCGTAGACCGTCTCGGGGGTCACCCCGGGGCGCACCATGCCCGCCACCCAGATGCCGTGCTCATCCTCGCCGATAGCCACGTCGGCCCAGGCGAGGGAGGTCTCGGCGTAATGATCGCGGGCCTGACGCAGGCTCATGCCCCGCGGGCCATGCGAACCGCCGAGCACCAATGCCCCGGTGTTGACGAACCCTTCATCGGTGAGGACGGCCTTGTTGGCGAAGTGGGCGTAGTTGGTGGGGCTCTTGGGGGCTGGGGTGCAGCGGCCGGTCATGCCGACGTGGCACTCGCCCCACTTGGCCACGTAGCCCCACACGGAGTTGTCCTCGTAGACCCGCACCGGCTGAGGGCCGGAGTCGCGGTGCTTGAAGCACTTGGCAGGCACCACGATCTGCTCGGCCTCAACCAGGTCGACCAACTCGGCCGCGGCGGTGATCTCCCAGTAGTCGGTCGGGTCGGCCGCGGCGGTGACCTCTTCGCCGAGGTCGATGTCGGCCAGCAGTTCGGACTCGGTGTTGGAGAACGCCGGGACCGGCACCAGGGTCACGGCACCGACAGAGAACTCGGTGAACAACGTGGTGCCGTCATCGAGGGTCTCGAAGGTGACGTCGACTAAGCGGGGGGACTGGCCACGCAGGCTCTTGGAGCGGACCATGCGAGCGGCCATGCGACCCTCGGCGTCGTTGAGGAGCCAGCCGAAGCCCTCGAACTCGGTCTCGTTGATCTGGCGGATCTCATCGAGGCGGCCGACGACGACCGCGCCGTCATGGCCGTCAGCCTCGACGCGCTGGATCTGGATGGGGATGGGGAGGTTGCGGGGGCCAGTGAAGTGGCCCAGCTCGCGCTTGTCGCCGGTCCGCAGGCCCGTCTTGAACAGCACAGGGAAGCGGATGGGGGCCAGCATGTCGCGAGGCGTCTCGGTGGCGCTGAATGCGCCCCACGTCTGGAGTAGGTCAGGCATCGGTTTCTCCTTGCGGTTCGGGAGCTATCAGGGCAGACCGAAGCCCTGAAAGCAAAGGCGCCCAGTCGGCGGCCTTGTCTCGCTGGCGGTACAGAGAGTCGTGGACGGCGATGTCGGCGAACATGGCGAAGCACTCGGCGTCGAGGGGGCCGAGGCCGATGCGCGAGGCGAACTCGATGGCCTCATCGGCGATCCCGTCGAGGACCAGCCCGTCGTCGACCACCCCTACACCCAGGGTGAGGAGGACCTGATCGTTGGGAATGCCCTTGATGGACGAGAACGCCGCCTTGTCGTTCTGGTTGGCCAGGCTGGCGCGCGCTCGCGCCCCCGCCCTCGACCGACAGAGGTCGATGTGGGAGTCGAGCCAGGCCGCCAAGGCGATCACCATGCCGTCGGCCGCCGCCTTCGGGGGGCCAGTGGTGCCCTTCTTGCCGCCGGTCTCGATGGCCCGCGGGGAGCCCGCGCCCTTGGTGTTGCCGGGGCCGACCTTGTTGTAGGCATCGCCGCCGACTGCCACCGGACCCGGTTCGGGCTTGGCGGTGGCCACCTTGTCCCAGTCGATCTTCTTGGCGATGTCCATGCCGAAGGTGGCCAGGTAGGGATCGCCGATCTTCATGCCGATGAGACGGACCCGCTCTTGTTCGTCGGGGACGGCGGAGTCGGGGATGCCGCCGACCTCGCGGACGTGCTTCTCGCTGATCACGCCACGATCGAGTAGCTCGCGCCCCTCGGAGGCTTCGTCGGAGCTGGAGAGCAGCGCAGAGGCGTCGTAGGCGACGTGCAGCTTCATGGCCCGCTCGACCGGCACCCCGAGGGCCACCAGGAGGGGCCGCAGCCACACCCGGGTCAGGCCCTTCACCCATTCGCGAGCGATCGGGGCGATGTGGTTCTTGAAGGCCGAGTCCATGATCGACCAGCTCGACCAGTGGTTGGTGTCGGCCATGCCGAGCACGATCTCGGGCGGGAGGTCCATGCCGCGAGCGATGCGCTGGACCAGCTCGGCGCGCAGGCTGATCTCGACCTCGACGATGGAGGGGTCCATGACGATGTGCTTGATGCGCTCGCCTGCTTCGTCAGGGCCGCGCAGGATCGTCGGGAGCGCACCTGCCGCCACGCCGGGGTTGATGATGGCGGTGGTCCACAAGCGGATCAGGGAGTTGATGAAGGGGTCGTTCGGTCCACCAGCGCCCGTGTTGGTGGTGCCCTTGGCGCCACCGAATGCCATGGGGAGCTGGAGGGACTGGGGGACGAACAAGATGCCGTTGGAGGCCAGGCGGGACTTCACGCGGGCCTTGACCGACTCGGTGAGGAGGTGAAGCTCCTCGCACGCCGTGTCGAGGGGTTCCAGGGGGCCGTCAGCGAGGTAGACGAACTCCGAGTGGGGCTTCCAGAAGCGGCGGATGAATGCCTTGCCTGGCTCGTACATCTTGGGGTTCACGCCGATGCCGTAGACGCGCGAGGCCTTGTCGTCTTGCATGAGCAGCTCGCGGTTGGAGAGCAGCTCCCAGTTGATGGTGTCCATGGGGCCGTCTTCGCCGACCAGGAACGCTTCGGCGGTGATCGAGCGATTGACGCCGTAGCGCCGAGCCATCTCGTTGACGTCTCCGGTGACACCTTCGAGCAGGTCGATGTAGGCCGCTTCGGAGGGGCGCTTGACGGGGGTGTACTTCTCGACGCGCGGATCGGGCTTCTCGGCGATGTAGTAGTTGCACATCGACAGCGCGTATCCGACGAAGTTGGCCGGGTAGTGGACCTCGGGCAGCTTCTTGTACCAGTCCCACGCCGTCTGGGCGTATCGCTGGCGGGTGGCCTTGAGCATGGCCATGTCGTCTTCGCTGGCGAGGTTGACCTCGACGGCAGACGCGGTGATCTCGGTATTCGCGGGGGTCAGCAGTGATGCCAACGTGAGCCTCCACTGGGGGAGTAGGTCGCGGCTAGGCCGTGGACCGTCAGCGTCTCAGTCGGCGGAGGGCAATGGCGAGGTGAGTCGTCGCGCCTCGGCGACGGTCATCTCCATCATCGCTATGTGCTTCTCCTCGGCCACCAGCTCGTCGTAGCGGGCGCGCTGCTCGCGGATGAGGCGCTTGGCGGCCTCGCGGTGGGCGATCTTGGCCACCGAGTGGCCCATGCGGCGCTTCTTGCGGAGGCTCAGGTGGAACACGCGACCTTCGACCTCGATGGAGACGTCCTCGGCCTTCCCGGCACAGTTCTTGCAGAGGCCGACGGAGGACACCATGTCGCGGTTGTGGAACAGCCCGTCGCAGCGCTGACACCACCCATGACCCAAGATGTCCGGTCCCATGGGGCGCAGTGTATTCACGGTCATGGATGCAGGCCAGGGAACTGCTGGTCAGGATGGCCTCATCGGCGTAGGCTGGTCACTGGTGCAGAGGTTGGGCTAGTCACCCATGCTTCTCGACAAGAGCCCCGGTCTTCGGATCGGGGCTCTTGTGTTTTTGGCCCCAGACGCGAAGAACCCCGCCACTCGGTGGAAGCCAAGGGCGGGGATCGCACCAGTCCCTTGATCTGCCGACCGGGCCTGATAGTTTGGTAGTCACCACAACAACCGAGCCCCACTGTAGCAGTGGGAAGACGTCAGGTGGCCCCCTCTAGGGCAACAGCTCAAGATCCAGTGGAAGCCCTCACCGGGCGGGATCGAAGGCCTACGGCGGGAGTGTTCGCAACCCCGCTGGCGACCCCAACGTCGCGTGCAGTCAAGCAGAGGCCCCATGTGCGCGCCGGGTGGTGAGGAACCGGCAAGTGGCGGAGGGGAGCGCCCCGGCGGTCAGCCACCGAATCCAGGGGACCCGGCCCTCTGCCTGACACAGATTTTCGTAAGAAATCACTGTGGGGGGGCTAGGAGTCCCTCTCTACCCCTGGTCGCCCAGTCGGCTTCGGGTCCCGGCGAGCGGCAGCGAAGCCGAAGAGAACCGCCAAGAGCAGATGGCTGGAAGCTGCGATACGCGCGCGATAGGGGAAATCTTGACTTTTCAGGTGTATCAGCAGCGAGACTTGCGGGTATGAAGCAAGCGTGCCGAGTCAGCCCCGAGGAGTTCGAGATGGTTCAACCGCGCGCGCTCGAAGACGCAGAGATCTGCGAGATGCTCCAGATGTTCAACAAGGGCTGGACCATGAAGGAGATCGCCATCTACTTCGGCGTCTCCACGCAGGTCGTGCTGGAGATCAGGGGTGGGGACTTCGGTCGGGCCAAGGCACACGCCGCTCACCCATCAGGCTGACTACAGCTCGCCACCAGGACGGCGGTCGCCCTCATCGAGGGGGCGGTGGTCACGCGTGGCCGACAGCATGAGGGTCGGGTTGTAGATCTTGGCGAAGGTGGCCCACGGGAGGCGTTTGGCCTTGCCGTCGTAGTCGCGCTCTGCTGGTCGTCCGGTCGCTGGATCAGCGGGGTCCATGTCGTTGACCAGACCGGCGTCGATGAGGTCCCAGACCACCTGGGGATCGTCGGCGTAGAAGCGGCTGGGGCCATCCATGACGACGGGATAGCCCCCCACGGGGCGAACGGCGGTGTAGAGGCGGGACATCTCAGGCTCCTCGGGAGGGGTGGGGTGCTCGGTCAGCGCGGCGCCGATCCAGTTGATCTCGCAGTGCAGATGGTCGTGGTGCTTGTTGGCCCCGGTGAAGGGCCGCCAGTACGGCAGGCCGTCGCGGTCGAGGCGGTCCGAGACCCAGATCATGCCGTTGAAGATGATGAGCTGGACCTCGTAGAGACCTCCGCCTGTGGGGTGTGCCAGCCAGTGCGCCACCTCCCAGCCCATAGTCTGTCCCGCGGCCGAGAAGGCGTTGATCCGCACGTCCCAACCCCGCCCGTTGCCGTGGACGCTGGTGTTGTCGGTCCCGGCGATGACCCGGCAGATGTACCCCTGGACGTTGGGCAGCTCGGGCCACAGCGCGCATACGCGATCGCGGAGCAGCTTGAGCCCTGGTTGCTCGCGACCGGAGCAGGGGGCTCGGAACGGATCGTGCCTGATCACCAGGCGATTGTACCCCTCGGTTCTTGCCCTGTCGCCGACCGTCAACTACAGTGTCGACATGACTTCAACGACCGAGGATGCCCGTCATTCCCCGCATGGTGACACGGTGCCGGACCTGCTTGGAGGGGTGGAAGGAGCACTTCGACGTACCCCCTTTGAGTCAACGGAGCCCATCCAGACCGAAGGTCCAGCGACCTCGGGCGTTGGAGTCGACTGGTACGAGGCCGCGGCGTGCCGCCTGATGGGCGTCGATCCGGCCACCGCCTACTGGTGGCCGTCACACCAGGAAGAGGCGTTGCGCGACGGGGCGCTCAAGCGAGCCGTCCGCAAGGAGCGTCAAGACAAAGCCGAGGCCATCTGTCAGACCTGCCCGGTGCGCCAGACCTGCTGGGAATCATCCCTCGACATCCCCGCCCACCGCATCGACGGCATCGTCTATGGCTACGCCGTCACCCAAGACGAGCGCGAGCGCCTCTCCCGGAACCGCCGGATGGCCTCATGACCCCCCCCACCTACGCCAAGGGAACCACCGTCTCGGCCGCCTCGTCACGCGCCGAGATCGAGAACACCATCGCCCGCTTCAAGGCTGACGGGTTTGCCTTCGGAACCCAGGGCAATCGGGCCACCGTCCAGTTCTTGGCCCAGGGTCGTCAGATCCGCTTCGACCTCACCCTGCCCGATTCCAACTCACCTCAGTTCACCCAGTACCGCCGCAGCCCTCACTCGACGCCGACGCGACGCACTCCCGACGCCGCGGCCAAGATGTACGAGCAGGCCATCCGGGAGCTGTGGCGAGCCCTGGCCCTGGCCGTGAAGGCCAAGCTGGCCGCCGTCGAAGCTGGTATCGCTTCATTCGAGGACGAGTTCCTGGCCTATGTCGTGATGCCCGACGGGCGCACAGTCGGCGAGACCATCCGCCCCGAAGTGGCTCGCGCCTATGAACTCGGTACCGCCCCCCTCCAACTCCTGCCGGGGCCCTCATGAAGCGTTCCGGCCCCATCAAGGCCGACCCCGAGAAGGTCAAGGCGTGGACCCTCAAGTCGCGCAAGAAGCTGCCCGCCGAGTCGGTCAAGCGCAAGGCCACCCGAGGGACGCGACGCAGCGTCGTCACGGCGACGATCGAGCGCGCCGGGGGCCGCTGTGAGGCCCGAATGCTCCTGCCCATGATCGCCTGTCATGGCGACCTGGAGGTCCATGAGCGCCATCAGCGATCTATCCGTCCAGGCTCCGAGCTGGACCTCAACGACACCATGGCGCTCTGTCACCGCCACCACGCGTGGGTCTCGGACCACGTCCTAGAGGCTCACACCCTGGGCCTCTTGAAACACTCCTGGGAGGATTGAAATGACCACCCCCGAAGACATCGCCAAGCTGCGGTTCCTTCCCCATCCAGAAGCCGAGCGATTCGACTCAGTGACTGTCGACATCGCCGAACGATGGAAGGAGTCCGAGTTGTCGGGCGATGAGTGGCGGTTCAGCTGCGTCGTCACCTTCTGGCGCCACGGCGACCCCATCGCTCAAGTGAGTGGGCCGTCAGTCGAAAAGGCCCTCATCGTCGCCGCCTACGAGTTCCCTCGGATCGAGGTCGAAGGGGCCAAGGGGTACATGGGAGACCTCTCGGCCTACTGCTGTCAACCTGGGTGCCCGAACCCCTGGGAAGTGCTCAAGCATCCGATCACCAGGTACGAGCGTTACTCGGGAGCCAACACCGGCCCGTACAAGCCCAATGACGTCCGGGCGTTCTGTGATCGCCACAGGGATCGCGGTGACTGCGCGCTCGACGACGCCGACCGCAACTACATCGAACTCGATGCCACCAACCCCTTCTACGACAAGGCCTGACCATGCCACAGATCACCATGACCGCCGCCGAAGCACTCCGGGCGCTCGATGCCCGGATGCGCCTGTTCCGCAGATGGGACGCCGAGGCGCAGCGCGAGCGCAACAAGGCGATCGACGCCGAGATCAAACGGTTCAAGGCCCACTGCCGCGAGGTCATCAAGACCCCGAACCTCCAGTTGCTAGAGGTGGCGAGGGACTGGAGAACCCGCAAGAACGTCTCCCCCCAACTCGACCTGCCTGGCTGTCCGGTGTCGTGGGTGGTCAAGGCCGAGAACTCCAAGGCGCCGCTGACATACAGACCCGAGCGCAAGATCATCATCAGCGACATTGGGATGTGGTCAACCCTCTACGAGCTGCTCACCGTCAACCTCGATGGCCCTCAGGATGAGTGCGACTGATGGGCCTATACCGCAAGAAGCCCGTCGTCATCGAAGCGATGCAGTTCACTCGCTGGAGTGACGCCATCAAGATTATGGACTGGGCCACAGGGATCTACTACGTCCCCTGGAAGGCCGAACACTCCCTGTGGCGGGAGAACGAGAAGGACCTGGGGGGCAACGGCAGCCTCGCCCCATATACCAAGGGCTTCCTCGTCGTCAAGACACTGGAAGGCGATATGCGTGCCGACGAGCGGGACTGGATCATCAAGGGGGTGGCGGGAGAGTTCTACCCGTGTAAACCAGACATCTTCGCGGCGACCTACGAGGCCTACGAGGAGGGGGTCTGATGCCCAAGCCGCTCCCCTATGGCACCAAGCGGGCCTCATTGACCCTCCTGCGCCGCGAGGGGGTCAAGTTCTACGTCCAGTGCGACTGCGGAACGCGGCTCTGGATCTGGAAGACCGCCTTTGGCCGCTGCGCCATCTCCTGCGGCTGTCATCGCCGCCTCCGCTACCTGAAAGACAGTGAAATAGCATGTTAGTTTGGATCGACATCGAGACCACCGGGCTCGACCCCTACGGCAACGTGATGCTGGAACTGGGCCTGGTCGCCACCGACAACGACCTGGACCTCGTCGACTCCTTCCACGCCGTCATCGCCTATCGCGACGACATCGCCTACGAGGAGGAGTTCATCCGCAACATGCACACGGCCAGCGGCCTGTGGGACGAGTGCATTGCCTCCACCTACGCCTTGCGCGAGGCCGAGGCCGACGCCTGCGACTGGATGGCCCGAGTGGGCGGGAAAGCCAGCCCGATGGCCGGTTCCACCCCCCATTTCGACCGCTCCTTCCTCAAGGTTCACATGCCGCGGCTGGAGGATCAGTTCCACTACCGCAACGCCGACGTCTCCTCGATGCGCGAGTTCGCCCGCCGCTGGTTCCCCGAGATGATCGAACCAACGCCGATCGGGGCGCACCGAGCACTCTCCGACATCTCCGATACGCTCGTATTGGCCCGCTACTACAGGGCCGAACTGTTCGGAAAACGGCCGGTTTCGCCCTGAAACGGCCCCAAAACGAGGAAAACGCCCGTGAAACACCCCCCCGAAGAGACCGAGGAGTTCAAGCTGCTCCGAACGCGCTATCTGGAGGGCTGCCGAGAGCCGGAGTGCTGCCAGGCACAAGCCGACTACATGCAGGGCTGGCGCAAGACCACCGCTGGACAGCGCAGCCTCAAGATCCGCTCGCGCGCCGTCGCCAAGGCGTCGTCATGGGTCATCCATGAGCACCCCGCCACCTGGAAGGAGATCCTCCAGGGCGAAACCGAGCGATTCGACGCCGAGATGAGAGACAATGGCCCGGTCGAGCCCCAAGGAGGCCCCTCATGACCACCCGAGGCTGTGGGTGCAACAAACCGAAGCCGAAGCCCGCCCCTGGGCCGGTGCCCACCCCGTGACACCCGCCTAGCGCCGAGAGATTGCGGGCCTTTCGCCCCTAAGGTCCCCCGATCATGGGCATCTTGGCGGCCGACGGGCCGGTTCCTCCTGAATGGCTGGCCTACGTCAACACCGGAGGCACGGTCGGCCTGTTGGTCTTGATCATCTTCTTTTGGATGACCGGCAAGATCATGCGGTCTGGGGACGTCGAGAAGCTGCTCGAAGCGGCCAACTCCCACTGCGAAGTGCGGGTCGAGGCCCTCGAACGTGAAACCTCAAGAATCCGAGAAGACCTAGCCCACGTCATTGCCGATCGCGACGCATGGCGCGAGGCTCATCGAGAGGACGTAGCTGCCCGCCAGGCAGCCGAGCGAGCCGCATCGCAGCTCATGGAGTCCGCCAACCTCACCGCCTCGCTCATCGCGTTGGTGAGGGACTCAATGGGTCACGGTGTGGGGAAGGTGTCGGATGGTGATGCCAAGCCTTGAAGCCCGCAACGCCAAGCGTGAGGCCCACCAGGCCCGCGTCTATGCCACCGAGATGGAAGCTTTCTCATCGGTCCTGTTGGCTGAGGTCTATGCGTTGATCGAGTGCCAGCAGGTCGGCGAGATTCTCGACACACTTCGCGCGAATGTGATTGCCTCTCCCACTACATAGGTGATATTGTGCGGACATGGCTGATGTCCCCGACGAGATCCCTATGCCCCCCCAGACCCACGCTCCTGGGCCGGTGCCCATGCGAGTTAGCTGGGGCTGCGCCAACACCTCGGTAGGCCCCAAGATCTACCTGCGCTTCGGCACACCGATCGGCGACAACACCTTCTTCATCGAGCCCGACCTGGCCGACCGTCTGGCCATCGAGTTCCCGAAGCTCGCATGGCAAGCGCGTACCGGGATGATCATCCCCGGGCAGGGTTGACATGCCCGCCCCCGGCGACCTCTTCTTCGTGACCATCACCCCCACCCAGACCAAGGTGGGCAGGCGCGAAGACATCCTGCGCCACGTCCACAAGATCGACCTCCAGGTCAAAGACGGCCTGTACCGCTTCGTGTGCGGAGCGACCGGCGGGGGCCACGCGCCCACCCCTGACGAGGTGGAGTTCTACCCGCGCTGTCCGAGCTGCAAGATCCCATCGAAGGAGCCGTCGTGAGCGACGAGATTGACATGACCCGCCTCTACGGCTTCGAGGGCAGCGAGGTGATGTACTTCCACCCCCACAAGCTCCTCGACGGCGCCTACTACTTCGACGAGGACGCCAACCGCCTCCCAGTGGTGATCGAGGAGTGGTCCGCCATCCCCCTCGGCTCCAAGCTGCCATCGGCGGATGACCTGATCAGGGACATCATCGAGCGGGTCTGCGAGGACGAGTACGAAGACGCCGGGGAGCACCTCGATGATGGCCTCGACGAGGACATCGTGGCCATGTTCCAAGCCGCGCTCGACGCCTGGGCCGAGGGGGTCGTCGGAGCGTGCGCCGACCGCAAACTCCGTGACATCCAGGTCACCTGGGCCGACGATGACTCCGCCCTCTACGACGGCGCTCCGTGGGCGACAAAGTCATGACGGTCACAGCGGAACAGGCCAAGGCGATGCTCGACGCCGAGAGTGAGACGACCCGCATCATCAACGAGGCGTACGAGCGTGGTTTGGTCGTTGAACTCGACATCGAGGCCAGGCATCACGCCAACTCCGTTCAACAGCTCGCGGCCACGGTGGTCGAACTCTGGGAGCGGCTCGCCATCGTCGAAGCCGAACGGGACGCCGCAGTGGTGCTCGTCGAGCGACAGCGGCACATCGCTCACGCCGTGGGCTACATGGAACTGCAAGCCGAACGGGACAAGCTCGCTCGCTGGAAGGCCGAAGCGATGACGGTCCTCGCTGGTTGGAACCAGGTGTGGGAGGACGCTGGCCGTCCGGGCGCGCTCGGTGAATCAACCAGTGCCGCAACGGCGAAGCACATCGAACGGCTCCAGGCAGCCATCGACAAGGTGCTCGCACTGCACCGCAAGACGACCGAGGAAATGCTCGACAGCAAGTGCGCCAACGAGGTTTGCGAACACGAAGACGAGTGCCCGTCGATCTTGGTCGATGTGTGCGGGTGCTGCGCCGCAATCGCTCAGCAGGTATCCGACGAATACTGGCCCGCCGCGATGGACGAGATCACCTGGCCGTGCCCGACGTATGTGGCCCTGACGCAAGGGGGAGAAGGATCATGAGCGACGACAACGCCTACATCTATTCGGTCATCGAGAAGCAGGACGCTGTGAGGGATCTCGTCGTCGCCGTGGACCGCTACGTCGATCGTCGCAACGAAGTCGACCAGGCCGTCCACAACAACCTGCTGCGGAAGCTGAACGCCGCCAACGAGAAGGTGGCCGAGCTGTTCAACGTGTACCCGCTGCAAGGGGGAGAAGGATCATGAGCGAGATGACCCATAACGCCGACCAGGCGTGCGGGAACTGCACCCATTACAGGCCAGCTATCACGATCGGCCCCAACGGCTACTCGGTCGGGAGGTGCCATCACCCCGATGTCGTCACCTGGTTTGAGACGGAGTCGGACGCTGGCCATTTCTGCCAACGGTGGCAAAGGGGAGAAGGATCATGAACGGCGCTGACCTGATCGCAGCGGAACGCCAACGCCAGATCGACTCCGAAGGATGGACTCCCGACCACGACGACCGACACGTCCACCATGAGATCGCTGAGGCGGCACGCTGCTACGTGAGCCTCTACATCGCCCGAGAGTTCGGACGACCCCGAGGGCTGCCGATGCCGACAGCCAAGACATGGCCCGAGGGATGGGAATGGAAGCCGTCCGACGACCCGATCCACAACCTCGTCAGAGCGGGAGCGTTGATTGCCGCTGAGATCGACAGGTTGCAGCGGGCTGCGCTGCGCTCCAACGAGGTGCAGTCATGACCCCATATGTCGATCAACTCCGCGCCGAGATCAACACCGCGATCTGGGAACACCACCAAGGGTCGATCACCACGCAACAGGCCGCTTGGTGCACCGACGCCGTGATGCGATCGCCACTCATGGCCCGGATCGTTCACATGTGTGAGGACTACCACCGTCTCGTGACCGGCGTTGACGGTTGGACGATCGAGCATCCGCTCGCTTGCCGTCTCGACGACATCCCACTTCACGAGTGCGAGCATCACGTCACGATCGCTCCGCACGTCGATCGTCTCTGCGACGAGTGGGGCGAGGGTTCCTATCGGATCTGGCTCGACGACACGATCTGGTGCGGATTCGACGGGACACCGACATGAGGGACCCGATGGGACTACTACTCATGGCGGGTCGCGTTGACCCCGTGCTCAGGGAAGCGACACACGCCGTTGAGGCTGAGCTGACCGACCTGCGGGCGTTGCGGGACGCCATCCCAGGCGACGACAAACGGCTGGTCGCTGAATGGGTGGTGAAGATCGCCACCCAGCACCTCATCAGCACAGACCGCACCCGATACGTCACTGCCGAACGGCTGAACGCACTCGATGCCCTCATGGACGCCACGGACGCCTGCCCGCCATCGGTGCGGGCTGCGCTGCGAACAGCACCAATCCCGTGGTGGGTCCATCCAGGGAAGTCGATCTATCCGACCGAGGGAACCGACTGCCCGACATGGGAGGCGGCTACCCCAGCACCGATCCGTCGGCGGTTCACAATGGACACGATCGAGAACGTGACCATCGCCAAGATGGGTGGCGCGATCGTCGTTGGCAGCTCTGGCGGTCACCCGTCGTCCAGCCTCGCCCTGTGCGTCTCATGGCTGTGCTTTGACGACGAACGATGGGTCGACGTCGAGATGAAAAGCGGGCACCACCTCACGACCTACGGGGAGGCCACCGATGAGTGACGACAACGACCGCCTCACCCGATGGATTGATCGGGAGCTGGAAGATATCCACCCGTCAAAGGGTCTACGGCAACTCGTCATCGACGTGATGGCATCGGGAGGCGCCATGGCCCTCACGGCCGTCGAGGGCTACAGGATCGAGATGACCCGCCATCTCGGCGCGTTCAACGAGTACGAGACGATCGTGATCTGGCACGCGAACGGTCGGTTCATCAGCGCGAATAGGTCACGCACCCACGCCGTGGGCGGCAAGGTCAAGACGCTCGCCGCCGTTCGCGAGTGGATCACGGAGGCCACCGATGAGTGAGCAACCGATCCCCGACGCCGTGGTGATCGACGCCAACGGCTACTGGTGGCGTGTGTGGGGCGAGGACCCGTACTGGTCGATGCCCCCGGTCAACCCGGACAACAACCCGATCCCGACACCCGTGAGGTTCTACCGGCTCGTCGAGATCGAGCCCAACGCGCATCAACGCGGCTCGGTACCCGACGGCGGATGGACGGAGGGCCAACGATGAGTGACGACCTGAGAGACGCCATCGCCCAACTGCTCTGCGCCGACGACAACTTCAACTGGGCGGGCGAAAGCTGGGATGTCTGCGGCGAACCAGTGCAGGACTGGTGGCGCAGGAAGGGCGATGCCGTGTTGGCTATGCCCGAGATCGTCGACATGCTCGCCCTCCGCTCGGTGGTGAACGGGTTGACCGTCGAGCAGGTCGCACTCGGGTTGCGCTACTCGTCGTTCATCTACAGCCGCCCGTACAACGCCGTCACCGACGACGAGAAGGCCATAGCGAACTGGCGGGAGCCGACATGAGCGACGTGTTCGGGATGGCCCGCGCCGCGGCGGCGAGACTGCGCGCCCATGGTGGCAACCCACTGCGTGAAGAGATCGAATCGGCGGTCGTGTTCGCCTTGTGGCGCTTCGACGCCGCGCACCCTGACGCGACGGACCGTCAGCGTCAGGCGGTAGCGAACCGGCGCGCCATCGACGCGGCCCGCAAGTGGACCCATCACTCGCGCCGCCATCCCGCGCCCGAGGTGTTCTCCATCGACGTGCATCACACCGACCCGTCGATCGAGTTCGACTACTCGATGGCCCCGGCTGACATCCTCACCACCTTCCCGCCGCCGTTCAGCAAGAACCCCGATCGGGACCGGGCGATCATCCTGGCGTGGCTCGGCGGCGACACGGTCACCGAACTGGCCCAGCGCCACGGGGTCGACAAGTCACGGGTGAGCCAGATCGTGGCGGCCTACGCCCGTCAGTGGTGGGAGTTGGTGGCGTGATCTGCCTGGACCGCTTCTGCCGTCGCTGCGACACCCAGCTCGACGACTCCAACGCCCGTCGCTACCGCGGCCGCTTCATCGGCGCCTGTCGCGCCTGTGAGTCGTGGATCAAGAGCGAGCGGCGCAACCCCGATTTCACCCCCTACACCGATTCTCGACGCAAGTACCCGATCAAGGAGATCGAACGATGACCACCGATGAAGAGTTCGACCAGTCCATCGCCTACGAGCCGACCCCCGCCCCAACGACGTGGATGGTGCGCTACTCGGGCCGGACCCACCCTGGAGCGGGGACCCTGTCGACCCTGGAGGCAGAGCCGACAGCCTCGTTCACCTTCCGCTGGTACTCGGGCGGCTGTGAATGGGAGGCGAACCTCATCAGCGAGAGCGAGGTGTTGGTCATCGACGCCATCGACCTGTGGGTGAACCTCGGCCTCGACCCCACCCTGCTCTCGTCGGTGTCGTGCTTCGAGCACAGCGGCAGACTGGCAGTGGCGTGGTGATCCACGACCTCGCCGAGGTGGGCAAGGGGCTGGCCACGGCTCGCTGCGGCGTCACGATGAAGTACCAGGGCCAGTTGCCGCCTGAGATGACCGGGTGGGCCTCACGGGTCACCTGCGAGGCGTGCAAGGGGCAGCGATGAGCTTGGCCCTGCACGCCTTTGCCCTGGTGGGCATCTTGATATGGGCGCGGCGAGCCCACTGGTGGGACTTCGCGGTGTTCGCCTCCTTCGGCCTCATTGCTGTGATCGACGGCCGGACATGGCTCGACCGCATCATCATCTTCGGCTACGGGGTGTGGTGTGCGGCGAGTTGGCCGTCGTTCTGGGCCCACACCAAGACCTGGGCGGAACGATGAAGGCGTGGGTGGTTCGTCTCGAACCCCTACCCGGGGACACCACCGAGCGATGGCATTCGTGGTGCCAGCCCGAACCCGGTGGCCCGATCGTGCGGGGCCGGGGAGCGAGCAAGGCTGAGGCGCAAGAGGACCTGCGCTTCGCCGTCGAGCGGCTGGAATGGCCGCCCGTGCCCGAGGAGTGGGAACTGTGAACCGGCACCTGGTGGAACTGGAGTGGGACTGCTACCTGGCGGCCCGAGAAGGCGGGCCCGAGGCGCTCGACGCCCTCACGGCGCTTTTGGCCGACATGGACACCGTGCGGCAACGCATCGACGTGATGCACCAACGAGCCCAGGTGGGCCGTGCGCCTCACCCGATGACGGCGCCGCTATCGAGGGGGCCGGTGGCGGACTGGATCGCGTGGGATGACCCTCCGAGCGAGCCGGTCAGCGAAGAAGACCAGCGCACGGCCCGGGAGTGGTTCCAGGGGCTCGACTGGCGCTCGACGGGCATCAAGGTGTGGAGCGATTGGACGGAGGAGCGATGAGCAAGGTGTGGGTGTTGTCCCAAGGGTCGTATTCGGACTACCGGATCATCGGGGTGTGTTCGACCCAGGAAGCAGCCGAGGCGCTGGAGGCGGCCGATAGCTCGGTCTACGACAAGACGGAGGTCGAAGAGTGGGAGCTGGACGCCTGCGTGGTGGAACTGGAGGTGACGGTCGACGTCTACCGCACGGCCGACGGCCTGTTCTCGGATTGGACGGAACGGGTGTCGGTGGCGGGGGCCCCGGGGTTCCAGGCGCGCACCCAACCAGGGGGCAGGTGGGTGAAGAACGTCGGTGGGGAGATGGTCACCGCTGGCGAGATGGTGCGGGTGACGGTGTCAGGCAACGATCACGACCGGGTCCGCAAGGTGGCGTCGGAACGCAAAGCCCGGGTCGTCGCCGAGTTCGACATCCTCATGGCCATCGTCGACGACGGTGAGCGGTGGCGGGCAGTCAGCGCACTGGAGGGGTCATGACGGCTGAGGAGATCGTGCGAGCCCTGGCAGCGATGCCGGATCGTTGGTTCGATGACACCTGCGAGTTCTGTGGGGTCGATGCCTACGGCGGGGACCTCACCACCCACAGCCCGGGGTGCGCCTATGCGGCGGCGAAGCGATGGGTGGCGGACCATCCGCCGATCGAATAAGGCGAGTGCGGCGCAGTGAACGGCGACTTCGTCTGCCAGCGCCCCAAAGGCCACATCGGCGAGACCCACCTCGGCGAAGCCAACGGCTGGGTCAAAGCATGGTCCACCGAACCAACTCCCCGCCAGGGAAAGCGTCCACAAGCGATCAGCCCTTCAACCGGGGATCGACATTCCGAGCCATGGGAAGGGCCGCAGGGGCCGACGACCGACTGGTGGCCAGAGGTGGGTTGGTAGCGACCGCCTCCTGCCCGGGAGAGCGGACCTTGTCGAGGATCAAGGTGAGCGCATCGACGAGCGAAACCCCCTTGGCCTCAGCAATGGCCGAGAGGCGATCCCGGTCCGTCGAACGGATGCGGACCACGACCGTAGAGGGCTGCTTGGGAGGTGCCATAGGGTGAGACAATATCGTCTGCGGTAGACGTATACAACAGACGATATTGTAGTAGAATGATGGAGGGGGGAGGGGGAGTTGGGGCGTGGGCGAGGTAGGGCTTGCTACACGGGGGTGGTGTAGTGCATACCACTAGCGCCTTGTCCCGCCTGCGCCCGCCGAATCCTTTGGATGATGCAAGACCCACAACGGGCCCGATCGGGGCTTAGGCGCCCGTACAGCGGTTTGGCCATACGGGCGCCCGTTCGCCTCAATGATTCGGAACCGATGCTCGACGAGAACGGATGCTTGTCTGCGCGTACTGCGCCGCGTGCTGGGCGGTCGTCCCCTTGCTGAACAGTTCAGCCCACGGAACCTCTGGTAGATCACGAATCAAGAGGACGTCGGTGCTGGATTGTTTCCGTTGGCCGGTGTTCAGAATGCGGTTTACGTTCAACGTCCATTGGGCCCAAAGATCACGCCATGGTTCCGGTTCCTCGCCCAACAGTTCCTCGCACAGTTCCGCATTGCCAGGCCTGGCCAACTTCAACGCCGCGCCACGTTCACGCCATGCCTTGATGGCCTCGCCTCTGGCGTTGTCACGTTCTGCCCTGGCATCGCTGGCCATCTGCCAGACGTGAGCGCCCGTAGCCTCTATGGCCATCACGGCCATGTCGTCGGCCGCCTGACTGGCCCGCTCCGCCTTCGCTCGCAAGCTATGGGCCCGGAGCATCATCCCTACGTGATGCAAGGTGGCAGGGTCGCTAGGGCTACTCTCGTCGATACGGAACGGACCCTCATCACGTTTGCCGTCCCTGGCATGAATGCTCACCTCACGTCCATCGACAGTGAAGCTCGACGGGCTTGCCTTGACGTTGTGCACAGCGTTGCGGAGAACGCCTGCAATGTTCTCTGTTCGGACCATCTGGCCCGTGTCCGAATCTCTCCTGTATTCGTGGCCAGATTCGACGACGAAACTTGACTGATATGGATTCATGACTTTCCTTCTCTCTCGAATGAATAGGACCTAGGCCGCGCAAAGGCCTAGGGACTTGCTCGCTGTTCAGTTGCCAAAGGGCGAAGGTGCTACAGGTGCGACGCTACAGGGTCGATACGGCCCGTGCAAGCCCTACCTGTTGACGATCGGGCCCGATCGCGGCAATCGGCTCGAAACGTGAGCGGCGTGCCACATCGGGCCGTTTCGTCGTTGTCCCCAACCATGTCCACAACTCCCACGACATCGGGCCCGTGTTCGTCCTCGATGTCCAGATTCCTCGCCTTGCCCTGTTGACGTCTCGCACGGACCACGGACGGGATGACGTCATCGAAAGCGACGAGGGCCCACGGGGCTCGGGGAGGGAGGCGAGGGACACGGGCGCAACGCACACGGGCCGATCGGTTCGGGCGCCTAGCACAACGGGCACGGAACGCTAGGGGGTCACCACCCCAATCGGGCCGTTGGGGGGTTAGCCCCTACGACCGAACGGACGTTCTGGGGGGTAGCACCCCGAACAGGTGTTCGGCTGGGATTCTCTGAATCGACCCCTGCCATTCGACCTTTGACGAATCTGGCCACTTTTCGGCCCCAATCCCCAATCGACGTCCGGCCCTCCGCAAGGGGGGCCCTTGACGTTCTTGTACCCCCCCCCGAGTGGTGAGAAGGCTGGTCAGTGGTTCGCCCGCCATTGACCGGCCCTCTGACTGCCCAAGGTGGGTAGCCAGCAAAGGAGGTAGGCCATGGACGTCTACGTCGTCATTCCAGAGTCCCGGACCATCATGCTCGTCGAGGACTGCCCCAGCATCGCCGACGTGCTCCCCCGGCTCGATGAGCTGGGCTGTGAGTACCGGGCGTTCGACTGCTTCGAGGCGATGGAGCACTACGCCCTGAGCCTCGGACAGGCCTGAGCCATGTGGGCCATCGCGCCGATTGCGTTCGTCTTGTGCATCGGGGCCGCCCTGTACTTCTTGGGGCACCCCCTCCCCCCTCCCAATGATCCGCCCTACCCAGAGGAGTGAGCCATGGCCACCCTGATCACTGTCCGCCAGCCATACCCCAACGTCGTCGAGGCATTCCTCGGCGATGGCAACGATGGGGGGCAGGCCTACGTGCTGTGCCCCATCCCCGGGGGCCGTCCGCAGTTCGCTTTGCGGCCCTCCGGCCCGATGACCTCCATCGTCGATGCGCCGACCTGCAACACGGTCGCGGAGTTCACCCGATTCGTCACTGACCGATTCTGGACAAAGGAGGAGGCCCACTGAGGCCGATATTAGCTCCCTGACCTGGCCAAACGCCAGGCAGGGGTGCGAGGGGGGCTCGGAACTTCGCCCGGTTTCGAGCCCCCCTCATGCCCCTGTTGACGACCGCAACGGACCGCGGGAGAAATGGTCCCAACGACGAAAGGAGATGCCATGACCACATTCGTGGACAACATCAAGGTGGGGTCCCCCACATGGAAACGGGCCAAGGTGGCTGAGGAGCTGCTCTTCGCTGCCCGCCAGGAGATGGAGTCGGCCCATAACTCGGGGTGGGAGAACCACTACCGCGGCCAAGTGATCGGCCTGAGTCAGGCCCTGGCCATCATGGGCAACGGGCGCCTGCCCCTGGCCATGAACGTGTCGGACATCGCGCAGATGGCCTACGACACCTGCCGGACCATCGACTGGCAGTCCAATGGTCCGTTCCTGCCCACCTGCCTCGGCTTCGCCGATCGGGTCCGAGACCAAATCCGAAAGGAGTCCAAGTGAGCGTGACCACCATCAACACCAGACCCGAGGGGGCTGAGGATGGTCGGGAGATGTTGCTCGTATCCCGGCATCCCACCGAACCGGGCCGCTCCAAGTTCCTCACCGTGTTCGGCGTGCTCGTCAAGTGTGGGGAGCATGGCTGCCAGATCCGAGACGCCAAGGGGGTGGTCCATGGCTACTTCGCTTGGGACCCCGGCTTCGGATTCGAGCGCACTTGGACCCTCTGCGATCCGACCCCTATCCGGTCGTTCCCTGACGAGCTGGGCCCTGACGTCCCCCGATGGGTGATCGACATGGCCGAGACCAGCAACCACGCCCCCTATGACCTGTGGGAATGACCATGGACACCGACCCCAAGATCGACGCGTTGTTCGATCGCGCCGACGTTGAACAGTCCAAACGGTGCCCATCGGTCCGGTCCATCTGGACCCTGACCGACCGCTGCGATCCATGGGGCGACACCATGCAACATGCCTTTGCCCTGAACCGCCTGGGATGGCACATCGGGGCCACTGTCGACCCCACGTTCCACCCCGGGGCCTTCCCTGATTCCCTGTTGGAGATGGCGGTCGGGGACGAATGGCCTGATGCCCAGTACGCCGAGGGCTTCCTAGACGAGTGGATAACCGTCGAGGACGTGTCACAGGCCATCGCCATCTTGGGAGTGCTTCTCCATGCCCTAGAGATGGCAGGGCTGAGCTACTAGCCCCCCTCCCCCCACGATCGCACACATCGGTTCCGGACACTTCTGGAACATTCACCGAAAGGACCCACCATGGACACAACCGCCCCCTTCCCGCTCGATTGGCACGCCTGGCGCGCCGAGTGGGACGCCTGGCGTCAGGCGCACGCCGACCGCCTCAAGTCGACCGTCTACAAGTTCCATGGCCGCAACTTCATGACTGACGAGGTGCTGGGCGTGTGGCACGTCAACGGCCGCAACGTGGAGCTGTCCGCCGTGTACTTCGGCGTGAAGGACCCAGTCCGTTACATCGGAATCACCTTCGGCACGGCCGCCGGTTGTGACCGACCTGAGGCCCCCCTCGTCGCCAGCTTCGCCGAGCTGGAGCACGAACTAGGCCTTGACTGACCGTTCCGACCACGGACGGAATGCAACCAACCAACCAGAAAGGAACCAACCATGAGTAGCGAGACCATCCAATGGCTCAACACCAACACCCTGATCGGCCAGACCGACAAGCGAGGCAAGGCCTGGCACTACCGGGCCGACGATCAGGGCGACGAGCCCAACCACTACCCCGGATTCATCCCCATCGAGGATGTCCGCCGACGGCTGTTCCACTGGCACGCTGAGGAGCGCCAGATCTTCGTCCAGCTCCCCTGTGAGATCGACGAGATGACCGGCGTCAACAACGACGGGATGCCGGTCAAGATGGTGCAGCTGGCCGATCGCAAGGCCATCGCCCGATCCGACAACGGCCACGTCATGGGCCTGTTCAAGTCCGGGTACCTCCCCCACCAGTACGACGCCTGGCTGCTCGACCAAGTGGCGGCCTTGCTCGACGATGACCTGGGTATCACCTCCGGTGGCATCTTGAAGCAAGGGGCCATCGCCTGGGTGGAGGTGTCGGTCCCCGAGTCGATCACCACCCCCGAGGGGGTCATCTTCCGGCCCAACTTGCTCGCCACTACGTCGTTCGATGGCTCCATCGCCACCACCTACAAGCGGTGCGTGACCGACGTCGTGTGCGACAACACCCGAGCCTCTGCCCTGTCCGAGAAGGGCCAGACGGTCAAGATCTACCACACGTCTGGCTCCAAGATGCGCCTGGCTCCCGCCCGTGAGGCCCTGGCCATGGTCCACACCCTGGCCGATGACTTCGCCGCTGAGGTGGCCCAGCTCTGCGCCACCACGGTCACCGAGGCGCAATGGGGCAAGTTCCTCGACGCCTGGGTGGAGATGCCCAAGGAGGCGGGCCGCGGCAAGACCATGGCCGAGACCAAGCGGGCCCAGCTCGATGGCCTGTGGCGCCACGACAACCGCTGTGCTCCCTGGCAGGGCACGGCCCACGGCGTGCTCCAGACGGTCAACACCTGGAGCCACCACGTCATGAACATCCGCAAGGACACCCCCCGATCCGAGCGCAACATGCTCCGGGCGGTCGATGGCACCACGGCGGCCGAGGATGCCGCCGTGTTCGCCACCCTGTCCAAGGTCCTGACGGGAGTCTGACCATGTATGGGTGCGGCGCCGACGACTGCATCGAGTGCTACCCCCTCGTCTATCAGTGCGAGTGCGGGTACGAGTTCGACCCGCCCGTGCCGAACGGTGGCCCCGAGCCCGATCACGAATGTCTGGAGGATGACGATGGCGAGGAAGCGCGCTGAGGGACCACCGCGATGCCGGTGGTTCCTCGGCTGCACCAAACCAGCCGACGGCACCATCACCCACCCAATCCTGGGTGACGTGCCCTGTTGCCAGCGTTGCGCCGATCACGTCCGACTGGCCCTTGACCCGTTCCCCCAACCACGGAAGGAATGACCCCATGACCACGATCACCGAGTCCATCGACCTGTCCGCCCTGAGCGAGGAGAACGACAGTCTGGAGGTGGGCGATGGCGTGACCCTGCGCCTCCGCATCTACCCCGATGATTCCGCCTCGATCAACGACTACCCCGACCTCTATGGGCGCATCGAGCACGCGCCTACCTCCAACTACGGGCGGGACGGCATGTTGATGTCCCGTCCTGATGGCTTCACCGGGAACGCCGAGAAGCTGGGGGTCGGGCAGTCCTACGACCGCTACTGGTGGGAGCCCAGCCCTGAGGGCCCCAAGCGCGGCACTCCCGAGTTCGCCAAGGGGCGCCAACAGGTCCTCGACCTCCTGGAGTTCGGCTTTATCGGCGTGGTCCTGGAGCGTTGGGAGCGATGCGACCACTGCGGGACCGAGCGCATGACCGAGAGCGCCTCGCTGTGGGGCATCGAGAACAACGCCGACGAGGCCTACCTGCAAGAGACGCTCCGCGAGCTGCTCGATGAGATCAACGACAACATCAAGCGAAAGGAACAGCAATGACCGACATGACCTGGCCCCAAGATTCCTGGCCCGACGCCGATGACCTGGACGAGGGGGGCGACCTGGACCACGCCAACATCGAGCCCGAGCCCGAGCCCGAGCCCGAGCCCGAGCCCGAGTTCTGTCAACGCCTGCGCGCCCTGGCTGACTTCCTGGCCACACGGCCCCTACTCGCCCAGAGGGCCGAGCGCGCCAACGCATTATCAACGATGTACCTGTTCGCCACCAGCCCTGCCCAGTTCGGGGCGCTGTGTCGCGCTCTGGGCTCTGGTGAGAAGTCGACCGACACCAACTACATCAGCCTGACCAGAGAGGTGGCCGGGTTCAGATTGCAGGCGTATGCCACGCACGCTGGCATCTGCGAGAAGGTGCAGACCGGGACGCGCACCGTGATCAAGGACGTGTACCCGGCCCACGTCGAGCCCGCCCACATCGAGGTGGTCGAGCCCGTGTATGAGTGGATCTGCCCCGACAGCTTCCTGTCGCTGGGCCTGGGCACCGAGGTGGCCGATGCCTGACTACGACTGGCTCCCTCACCCCGCGTTCACCGAGCGAGAGGGCCACGCGGCCTGCGTCGTGCTCTCGGTGCTCTCCGAGGTGACCAGCGAGGACGCCATCGTGCCCTCGTCGTTCGAGCGTCACCTCACCCAGCTGGCCCTCCACTGCGACGACCGGAACCTGGGTGTCCTGGTCAATGCGTTCGGGCCCGTCGCTGACGCGGTCTGGATCTACAAGAACCAGCCAGGCGGCCTGGAGATCCTGCGTCAGCGGTCCCAGCTGTGGCGCGGCGGATCGTGGGGGTTCTGATGGCGCGCCGAGAGGGCTACTGGGCCGAGCGCCGAGCGGCCAATCCCATCCTCATCGACCGCGAGGTGGCCCGCCATCGAGCGCGAGCCGACCTGACCCGCAAGTACCCCGACGAGTACAAGCGCCTCGTTGCCGAACACATGGAGGCCATGCGCCTCCGACGAGAGGAACTGAACAGTGATCCGTGAACTGGTCGCACTGCTGGATCTGACCGATCAGCCCTACCGCCACGACACCGACATCTTGGGCTCGCGATCAGAGTTCTTGGAGTACGGCTCCGAGCATGACCCCGAGCGTCGAGTCCGAGTGGCCATGGTCGAGACCGACTCGTCCTACCTGTCGGTCCATGTCTCTGGCGACCTGGCCGCCCGCGGCGAGATCGCTCAACACCTCCGCACCCTGTCCAACATCATCGAGAAAGGAACCTGACCATGCCCATGAATCCCGAGGTGAAAGCGGCCTGGGTGGCCGCGCTGCGGGGCGGCGAGTACGAGCAGGGGGTTGGCTACCTCTGCCAGGAATCCCCCGCCGACCCGAGCGTCCGCGAGTTCTGCTGCCTGGGCGTACTGTGCGACCTGGCGGCCAAGGCCGGAGCGACCAGTGGATGGATCCAACCCGTGATCATCCCTGCCCCACCGACGGAGTACGAGCGCCGATCGTTCGGGGTGTTCCGAGAGCTGACTCTCGGGGAGGACGTGGGTGTCGAGTACGCCGCCCTTCCCGCATCGGTCCGCAACTGGGCCGGGCTCGTTGATCGACAGCCCGAGGTCATCGACCCGCTGTGGAACACCGATCCCGACTGCGGTGCGTCAGAGTGGGTCGACATCATCGAGCTGAACGACGACCGCGGCTGTTCCTTCGAGGAACTGGCCGAGCTGATCGAGCGATCACTGTGACCGGCTCCATGGTCAAGACCATGATCGGCACCGAGGACGAGCCGCGCAAGCTGCGGGTCCTACGGCTGCTCAAGATGCGCGGGACGCGCTCAGCGAGGTTCGGTGGGCAGTACCACTGGGTCGACAATGACCTGACCGGCTGGGTCGATGGCCCGATGATCTGCCATCCCGCCATCGGGGGGTCCGAGGGTCTGCGCCGCCTGCGTGAGTTGCGGGCCGACGGCTACATGATCGAGATGCGCCGCCATCCCGACCGCAAGCGGACGACCAGACAGTATCGGCTGCGCTGATCCGTGCTACACTACCGATACATCTCACCGAAAGGAACCGACATGGTCGATGTGACGACACGCGAAGTCGCCATCGAGATGGCCCGCAACTACCTGCTCTGGCGCGCCGGGGCTGAGTGCCCCCGCGGTGTCGCCGCGCTCGCCCCCCCGGCCAAGCGCGATGACCCCCAGTTCCGTCTCCGCTACGTCGAGCGCATCCTGGAGCTGCTCATCGGCGAAGGCACGATCGAGGCGGAGATGACCGAGCTGCGTCAGGCCTGCTTCGATGACTGGGCGGCGCGCTGTGAGGCCGACTTGGACGCCTACGAGGGCGCGGGCGATTGGATCGAGCGATGAGACACCTCTGGAAGCTGTCTACAGCGGTGCTGCTGGTCCTGTTCCTGGGCCAGTGGACACTGATCACTGAGCTGAGGGACCAGATCAAGCGTCTGGAGGTGTGGCAGTGAAGGTCGCCCGCATGCTCACCATCGAGATCTTCGACGCCCCCGACGACTTGGACCTGGACGAGTACTTGATCAACCTGTCCAACGAGGTGGGGCGCACCATCTCCCAGCAGGCCGCCATCGAGATCCGCATCGCCGACACCGTGGCCGACGGCCAGATGTTCATGCGCCTCTACCGCAAGGTGGCCAAGCGATGATCTGCGGAGAGGTCATCCACAACGTGGTGTGCGAGAAACACCCACGCGGGCGCGGTGTCATCTGGACCGCCGCCGCCATGGTCGGGGGGCTCACCATCACCGGGGCGGGACCGTCCAAGGTGCAGGCCCTCGCCGACTTCCGTCATCGCGCCAACGCCCGCTGGCTGTGGTGTGAACGCCAGAGCATCGAGGAGGTGACGCTGTGAGTTGGTCGCAACAACGCGAGGACATGCTGCGGCAGGTCTGGATCGCCCATACGGCGCACCCGTTCGACTTCTGGCGGGCCGATGCCATGTTCGGCGACGCCGTCGACAAGGTCAGCGAAATGACCGACTGTGACTGCGACGAGGCCGAACCTGACGACTTCGCCGTGCACTTCCCCGACCTTGGTGAAGTCACCAACGCCTTGGCCTTGGCCGAACTAATCGAGACACGACTGGACGCCGAGGAGCCCGACCTCCTCATTATCCGCGAGTCGATTGCCCTGTTGGTCCAGGGCCTCAATCGTTCCCTCCCATGAAAGGACATCCATGACCGAGATCATCCCCGCCTACCTCCTCGACGACGACGAGACCACAGAGGTGCAGGCCCTCATCGACTCCGAGATGGCCATCGACCCCGACGGCCCGACCCCGGACAATCGCTGGCAGATCGACGGCATCAACACCGCCGAGTGGGCAATGCGCCACGTCCGCGGCGCCACCAAGCAGATCGACGGCATCCACGAACAGGCCGAGGCGTTCCGCGCCGAGCTGCGCGATCGCCTGCGTCGGGTCGACGAGTGGGAGGAGCAGGTGTCCAAGACGCCGCGCCGCACCGTCGACTTCTTCACCTACCACTTGGAGTCCTACGCCCACGAAGTGCGCCGGGAGTCCGACGGCAGGATCAAGACCTTGACCCTTCCCTCCGGCAAGGTCACCACCCGCGAGGCGTCGGGCCCCGTGGTCGAGATCGCCGACCATGACGCGCTGCTCGGCTGGTTCAAGCGCAACACCTCCGACCTCGTTCAGGAGTTGGTCATCAAGACCACCGAGAAGGTGCTCATCTCCGAGGCCCGCCCCTATCTGAGGATCGCGCCCGCCTCCGACTACGGGCCCGAGGTCGTGGTCGACGCCGACGGCCAGCCCGTCCCCGGCGTGACCATCAAGCACCCCCAGATCACCGCCAAGGTGGTGCCCGAATGACCGCCCCCGTGCCCGACTACGGCGCCATCGACCAGGCCAAAGCCCTCGCTGACATCGTCGACAAGTTCGCCCAGCCCCCTGCCGAGCTGGTGTCCAAGCTGCCCAAGGGCAGGCGGGACGACAGCAAGCCCAAGAGCAACTGCAACGTCTGTGGGACCTACCACCAGCAGGGCTTCATTCACCTCGACTTCGTAGGGCACGGCGACATCACCTTGATGCTCATCGCCGCTGATCCGATGTGGACGTGGGAGCCCCTGGCCTATGCCCCCGATGGCGGGCCGATGACGCGCCGAGCGGGCCCGCTGCTGGAGATGTGGGGCAAGCTGACCGTCCATGGTGTGACCCGGATCGGTGTCGGCACCTGCGAGGCCAGCAAGGACGAGAGCGCCAAGGAGCTGATCGGGGACTTCCTCCGCAACGCGGCCATGCGCTTCGGCTTCTGCACCAAGCTGTGGTCCAAGACGGCCGGGATGCCCGACATGGACGACGAGCCAGCGGCCCCGCCAGCAGCATCGAGTCGTCCCGCTGCCAGCGCGGCGCAATCGAACGATGCCTTCGAGTCAGCTGCCCCCGCCCGCCCCCCGGCCCAGCAACCAGCTCGGCCCGTGAACCCGGACCCACCTAGTGGTGGCCTGCCACCACCACCGGAGTTCAACCTGGAGATCTACGAGGTGCTCGACGGCTTCACCCCGTCGATGGTGGCCAACTTCCGGGCCTGGGCGATCGAGCAGAAGATCAACCTCCGCAAGGCCCCCCTCACCGACGACGAGCTGATCAAGGTCACCGTCTATCTCCAGACCTTGGTCGAGGCCAGCGAGGCGCCAGTGGCGCATCCTCCCGGCCAGGAACCGTTCTGATCCACCCAACCCAACAGAGAGGAACCACCCATGACTGACATCACCAAGTGCAAGGTCGTTGGATTGACCTTCACCGAGCGTTACCCCGACTGGTGCTACGAGTTGGCCGATGCCCTGGAGGCCGACACTCATCTCGGTGAGTCGCTGCCCGTCGTGCTCAAGGCCAACCCGGCCAACAAGTTCGACTCCGACGCCATCGAGGTCCACGTCCCCTTCCTGAACTCCATGGTCGGGCACGTCCCACGCACCCACAACAAGCCCATCGCCGAGGGGATGCGCGCTGGGTACATCTACCTGGCCGAGTTGGCAGTACGCATCCATCCCGACCATCCCGAGAACCCCGGGCTCGACATCACGATCAAGAGGATGTGAGCCATGAGGGTGCCTGAATCGAGTCAGCTGGTCAAGCTGCCCAAGTGGGCGTTCCACTACATCCGCCAACTGGAGGACAAGGTCGAGACCCTCTCTTGCCAGGTGGAGGCCATCAAGGAGGACGACGACTCCGATGCCTGGCTCCGGGTGGGGATCGACGGCTACAGGGGGCTCGGCAAGCGACCCAACGTGGTCTTCGTGGACCACCGCTACCACAAGGGAATCTCGGTGCGGACCATAGGGAACGGCATCGAGGTCATGGGGGCGGGGATGCTCGTCCTTCGCGGCCGAGCGTCCAACGTCTTCGAGATCGAGGTGGAGGATCGGTGAGCGACCTGGAGGACTTCTCTGACCTGCTCTGCTACGCCCTCCTGCGCCATCGCCTCTGCCTGTGTGAGGGGCTCGGAGCCCCTGAGCCGATGTTGGTGGGGGTGCGGCGCGATCGCATCGGCTTCGTCTCCCCCATCGTGGACCATGAGACCGGGAGATTCCGCGACGGCATGGACGCCGAGGAGTCCATTCATGAACTGGCCTCGTTCGCCGCTGTGGCTCGCATGGATCGTTGGGCGATCGTCACCCCCATCATGCTGCCTGGTGGCGTGGTGGGGCGGATGGGGGTGGAGGTGACGGCCTATCGCCACACCGGGCAGACTGGTTCGGTCTGGACGGTCCCTCTGGCCCGTGACGATGACGGCATCGACCAACTGGTGGGTGCCCAACGGCGCCTTCGCCGCCCGACCGCTCGACAGTCGAGCTGGTTCCAGAACTGTGTGACCCAGCGCCGACGGGACAAGGAGCTGACCTTCAAGTCTCTCCGGGTGTTCCTGGAGCGCGCTGACGAGCACTACGACTATGTGATCCCGTGGATCACCGAATGATCGGAGCACCGATGATCAACGAAACGACCGGCCCGTGAGGGGCCTGACGTTCGGAGCGACGGTGGCTGCGGCCCTCGTTGCCTTCGCCGTCCCCGCCAACGCCGCCGTCCCCGAAGAGATGCGTCCCCTGGGGTACTTCTCCTTCCAGCGTGGCTGCGCCCCTGACGATGTCGAGTGCATCGTGCGCGACGTGTGGCCCGACGACCTGGAGGAGCGGGCGCTCGCCGTGATCTTCGGGGAGTCCCCTTCTGGGGTTGTCGCTCGGACATTTGCCGACGGTCGGCGCTGCAAGGAGTACGGGGGGGACCTCCGAAAGACGGGCCCCAACGGGGAGATCGGCCCCATGCAGATCTTCTACGAAGCCAACCGGCGCTTCATCAAGCGGCTCGGGTACACCAAGGCCGACCTGTTCGACGTCCGGGTGAACATCACCGTTGGCTACGAGTTGTATCGACAGTCCAAAACGGGCTGGCGTAACTGGACGTGCGCCAACCGATCATGGGGGAGAAAAGGATGAGCAGGTGTGTGATGTCGGCAAGACGAGAAAGGGACCCTGATGGACTTCATCCGCGGTGATGGCCCCGGCCATCCCCACAACGAACCACCGACCGAGTCGGAGGCGACCGGCAATGGCTGGGTGGTCTGCACCCCCGTGTTCAAGGGGGCCGACATCGTCAAGCGGCGGCTCACCCCTGCCGACTGGGACTGGTACGAGCGCCTCGGCGGCACGGCGCGCATCGTGCCCCAGGCCGTGCTCGACGAGAAGGACTGGGAGCTGGGCGTCACCGTCGTGGCTGATCCGCCGCCCGTCGTCGTGCCGCCCGTGGTGGTCCCCCCGATCGTTCTCCCCCCCCTCCCCCCGCTGGTGGGACGGGAGCCCTGGCTGACCAACCCCAACCTCTTCTGGAACAGGCGCCTCCCCTCCACGACCCCTGCCAACCCCTACTCGGCGGCCTATCGGGACCGGATCGTGTCGTACCTGCGGACCATCGGGGCCTACAACGTGCAGGAGTCGATCTGGCCCAACACCAACGGCTTCACCTGCCCGATCTACATCGCCGACGCCTCCACCCCAAAGGTGTACGTCGACTTCGGAGGAGGCTGGCACGGCTCGACGCGCGCCGACGGGACCCGGATCATCGACGGGGCGGTCACGGCGTACATGAACCGCAACGGGGGCATCCGCATCCCCCGTGGGGCCAAGGTCTCGCCTGCCGCCGACCATGAGCTGGCCGTCTATGACTCGGTCGACAACGTGCTGTACGAGTTCTGGTGCTGCTTGGAGCCCGGGCAGACCGTCACCGACATCGAGGGCGGCATCGGGCCGTCTCGCCAGGTGAACCCCACCAACAACTACCAGACCATGACCGCGGGGGTGATGGAGAACTTCGCCACCACCGCCAACGGCCGCTTCATCGACACCCCGGGCTACGCCAACAAGCTGTGGGGGACCGCGGCCACCGGGCTCACCTACACCGGAGGTCGGATCACCCCCTACGACATGGACTCAGGGGTCATCGCCCACGCCATCGACATCTCGCTGCCGTTCAACCTGCGCTGCAACGAGTCGAGCTGGCCCGCCTGGCGCAACGACTACGGCTCGCTCAACAACACCCAAGGCCCACCCGAGGGCCTGCGCTTTCGTCTCCCCGCCGCATTCGACCACACCACGCTGGCCAACCCCTTCGCCCGCATGGTCGCTCGCTGTCTGCGCGACTACGGCGCGGTGATCAACGACAACTCCGGCAAGGCGTCGATCCGCTTCGACTCCTCCATCGGCTTCACCTCGATGGGCAAGCAGGACCCGTGGCCCAGCCTGTTCGCCGCCAAGGAGATCTCCTATGCCTCGGCCGGTTCCGGCGCCGAGGCCATGTACCAGTCGCAGCGCAACGTCCGGGTGGCGCTGGCCCAGATCCCATGGGAGCAGATCAGCTTCCTGCCATCGGGCTACGGCCGCAATCCAGGAGAGCTGCTGCCATGATCTAGGAGCCTGGGGCGGGAGCTGGAATCTACCTACCTTTCGCCCAGAGTGAAGATCCACCTGCGTCACTTGTCAGCGTCAACCGGCGAAAGGCCCGGACCATCCCGATCTGCAATATCGGGACCGGGCCGAGGAAGTAACCGAAGGTGGATCGGCGCCCCAGGCACCTGGGAACGAGGTGCGAGACTGCTGGACCATGAGGTTCCGGCTGTCTCGCACCGTCATCCGCGATGTGATCATGGAGGGCTATGGGGGGTCCGAAACCGACCCCCCATGGGATCAGGCCCTCCGGGTCAAGCTGTCGTTCGCTGCTCGCCAGTCCACCGCTCACGCCCTGACGTTCGACTGCCCCCTCGACTGCGCCGTAGCCATCGAGCGGTACGTCTGTTCATTGGCCATGAGCCGCCACTCCCACCCGCGCTACCTGCGAGCGCGAGCGTCGATCCGCAAGCAGATCAAGCGGTGGTCCAATCATCCGGCCTACCGCGGCCAAGGCATGGCCGAGATCCACGCCGACTACCTGTCGGGCTGGATGGAGCCGAGCGGCCGAGTGATCCCCACCATGGCCGAAGCGAGTGATGAAGCCATCCCCGTGCGCCTGATGCCCATGCCCCAGCGCCACCGCACCATGCAGATCACCCTGTGGGAGATCGAGGCGGCCACCGACTGGGACGAGTCGATCTGGGTCAGCGCAGGGGTGTGAACAACCCGGGGGCGTACTCGCTCTCATCGAGGAGGTCCTGGATCATGAGGCCCTGCATCCCCGGCACCGTCAGCTCTCGCTCGGCGTAGCTCTGATCGGTCATCGACGCCGCGCCGAAGTCGCTCAGGCAGTTGAAGGCCAGGGCGCAGGCGTCCACCTGGTCGTCGTGCTTGCCTCGGGGGAACCGCTCGAACTCGACGACGAGAGCCTCGGTCCATGAGGTGCGGTCGACCACGTAGACGTTGCCGACGAACTGCTGAGAGGCCAACCCCCGGGCCCGCTCCTCCTTGTCGCCTGCCGCGGTGAGGGCCTTGAAGTCGAACCCCGACAGGATCGTGGCGTAGCGGGCGGTCGTTGCCTTGCCTGCACCGGCCCGCTCTTGCTCCATGCGGATCTTGACCGTGGTGCCGTCCTCGACCGCGGTCCGCACCACCAACTCCTCCACCTCGCCAGCGTGGCGGCGCACCCGCTTGATGTCGGAGATGATCGTCTTGCCGTTCCACAGGCGATCGAGACGGGCCCCGACGGTCCAGTCACCAGCGCGCGCCGTGGCCGCGAGGTCCCAGGCCCTGATCGACTCCTTGATCTCCTCGGGTCCAGCAGGTGGGCGCATCTCCCATCGCTCGCGCTCGAACAGCCCGCCGGAGCGACCCATCGGACGCCCTTGGTACTGGGACTCCCAGGTGAACCCGCCATCGTTGGCGTAGCTGGCAGCCCGGAGCGACTCCAGGGTCTCCTTCGGCCACATCTCGGGCCACAGTGCTTCGCCGTCGGACCGTCCCAGCTCGTCGACCCACAGATCGGGGTCCTCGCCTTCTGGGCATTCAGCCAGGGCCGGGAGCCAGATCTCTTCCCACTGATCGCCGCCCTGGGCCATGGACTCCTGCCAGCGGCCCCACAGATCGTCGTCGCCCCAGCGCGAGAAGATGGCCACACAGACCCCACCGGGCATGAGGCGCGAGCGGATGGTGCCGTTCCAGCGGCCCCACAGCTTGTCGGACTCGGCCTTGGAGGGGGACTCGGGGTTCTTGAACGGGTCGTCGAGCACCAAGAGGTGAGCGCCACGGCCGATGATGTCGCCGTCGATGCCCACCGAGCGCATCGTGCCCCCGTGCTTTTCGATGGCCCAGCGGTCGGCGGCGGTGTTGTCGGGGGAGACCTTCACCCCGAACAGCTCGGGGCCGAACTCCTTGAGCAGGTCGCGAGCGGCGCGCCCGTGCTCCTTGGCCAGCTCGTCAGCCTTCGAGATGAGCATCGAATCGAGGGTGGGGCGCATCCCGTGGAACCACGCCGTCATCACACGCGAGATCGAGACCGACTTCGAGTGGCGCACGGGGCAGTGGACGTAGAAGAACCGCTGCTTCTGCGATGGTCCGATCGACAGCAATAGCGGCATGATGCGCGAAAAGACGAGGGCCATGTGGCGGGTGGGGAGGTAGCTGTCCCCCATGGCGTAGTGGCCGAAGCGGATCGGGGTCCCCATCTTGGCCATCTGCTGGCGGATGCGGGGATCGAGGTGCTCGTTCATGACGCTTCGTCGATGATGTCGGCGTCGATGATGTCCCCCTCCAGCATCCGCAGTGCCATCTGCTGGGTGTCAGGAGTGGTGAGCAGTTCCCCGATGACCAATACGGTGGCCTGGGCGATCTGGATGGGAGATTGGCCGGTCTGACCGAACTGGCCCTTGACCATGACCCGCTCGGTCCAGTCCTCACTGCGGTGGCTGAGCCAGTACTTGGCCGCCTCCAGATTGCCGCGCTTGGCGCTCTTGAAGATGGCCGCCTCGACGTCGGCGTTCTGCATCTCGGTGGCGTCGCGGACCTCGGTGGCGAAGTCCTTGTCCTCGGCCAGCGCGGCACGCACGGCGCGCGGGGCGTGCCCGCAGAGCACGGCGGCGTGCGCCGGTCGCTCCCCCTTGGCTATCTGCTTGACGTATTCAGCCTTCGCATCGAAGTCCATCCCCGACAATGTAGGGCCTGAGCAGGTCAGCCCACACCGAAGCCCACACCGTGACCTCGAACGGCGGGGTGCCGACCGACTCGTTGAACTGGTTGAGGGTGAGGGTCATCCCTGACAAGAAGGCAACCGCGGTGGCCTGGTTCAGTTCTCCGAACACACTGGTCATCGAGTCGCGCACCATGGCGTAGGACTGGTCCCGGCCCGGGTCGGCCACTCCGCTGGTGACGGCGTCGAACACGACCTTGAGGCTGTCGAGGGTCTCGGTGACCTCCTTGGCCACCGGGCGCAGCGCCGGTCGTTCCGGCACGAACAGGGCTTCCGCTGGGCGCGGGGGCTCGGCCCAGAACCATCGCCGCAGCCAGTCGAGCATTCAGTTCTCCCCGAGGGCGACCCGCACTGAGCGCAGGAGGGCCATGAGGATCATCGCTTGAGACTCCTGGACCTTGAGCACGGCCTTTTGGGAGCTGTGGAGGGACTCCAGCACGGTGTGTTCCATCCGAGCATCGGCCACCTCGACGTCGGCCCAGGCCTTGCGGTCGGGGGCCGCTGTGAGGTCGTCCAGATTGCGAGCGCGCAGCATGGCCTTGGCGTGCTGGTTCTCCAGCTCGGCCTTGGCCTTGGCTGCCTTCTCTCCGAGGATCTTCAACACGGCGACGGCATCGTCCATCTCGTCGTGGAGCATGGCGAGGTGCTGTTCGATCTTGTAGGGCGAGGCGACGATCGACGAAGCGATGTGCGGCTCGCGCTCACCCAGCTTGCTCATCGCCACCCACCTGGGAGTAGAAGGCCCGCTCAGCGTCCAGGGTCTCGTTTGCCGTGTCCTTGGAGACCTCCCAGATGACGAGAGCCCAGGTGAAGGCCAGGGCGGCACCGAGCGAGAGGGCAGGGAGGGCGAGACCGACGGCGATCCAGGTGAGCGCCCAGGTGGCTACCGTGGCCCACGCCGAGGCGCAGTAGGCGCACTGTGCCAGGTAGCGCACGTTGAACAGGCGCCAGTTGGGCAGCTTGGGGACCAGCCAGTCGCGCAGCGGGGCGGCCACCTGTTCGTAGATCCACAGGCGGCCGATGGCCCATCCGGTGGCGCCGATGATCAAGATCATGGGGAGGACACTCATGGCGCTACACTATCGACACTGACGTCCTTGATCAACAGCTCGACGCGCTCGCGGCCGTGCTGGGGGGGCAAGAAGGCCAGCAGCTTGACGTGCTTGCCGGAGTCCTCGGGGAGGAACTTCCCCTTGACCAGGCCATCTACCAGACTCTTCACCGTTGGAAGGGCGTTGCCGGGGTCCTGGAGGATCGTGCCTTTGCGCTGGAACGTCGACACCCAGATCTCAACCTGCGAGAGCGGCGGCAGGTTCGCAGTCCGGGCAGCCGCCAGGGCACTCGTCCTCCACAGCTTCTTCATCTCGCTCATGTCCCAGTGCGACAACGTCCGCTCCTCGTTGAGGCTCATCGGCCTCACCGGGATCGTCAAGACCCACTGTCGGTGCGGATCGGTCGCGCAGTAGGTTGGCCACGTCGCTTCCCCGGACGGTTCCGGCCCAGATGCCGTGACTCTGGTTCGTGGTCGTGGCGAAGTTGTCACAGGCCTCCCTCACGATGCACGCCGCGCACATCGACTCGGCAAAGTCTCGCGTCTCGGCGAACTCCTTCTTGTTGGCCGGGAACCACGGATTGGCCACCTGGCCGTTCTTGAGGGGGTACTCCTGCTGGCCCTTGCACAGGCCGAACACCGCCCAAGAGGCCAGCTCCTCTGGTCCGAAGCGGATCAGGAACTGGAGTGCGAGTCGGGCCACTACGAGGTGAGCGAGGGCGCCGAAGGGGTACGCATGGGTTAAGTGTATGTCAAGGCGCCCGGACGCGCAGAGACCCGCCCGGTGCGGACGAGCGGGTCTCTTGCTTGACTCCCGACGAAGAGAGTGTCCGAATACTACGCGCCGGGTGGCGGAGGTGGGAGCTGCGGGGTGACCGTCTTCGCGTAGGTCGGGGGCTTGGCCACGCCGAGGAGCCATCCCAGCTTCGGGTTGACCCGCTCGATCATTCGGACCAGCGTGTAGTACGCCGCCGTGACGATCCCAGCGATGAGCATCGTGACCGACGCGGCCGCATCCTCGTCGACGACGAAGCCGGTCTTGCGTGAGACGTAGGTGAGCGCGGTGCCGACGACGATCGGGACGTAGGTGCGGATGTGGGAGATGAGCTGGTCACCGAACACGGGACCTCCTTAGGTCGTTTCGGCCACCGTAGAGATGGGACGCCCTCAAAGGCACTGCCTCAAGCGCTGGGGGCGATGGCGATGTGGGTGTAGATGCCACTGGTCATGCCGGGGCCGCTCGGCATCTGGCCGGGGTTCCAGACGCCGTAAGCGGCCCCGGATTCATACCTCGCCACGATCGTGCCCCCGCCAGAACTGGCAGGTGTGTACCCCGTCGGGTCCGACAGCGCCCCCACATCAGCGATCCCGTGGGCGAAGAACGTCCACCTGCGCGTGTACGGGAGGGTGTGGGTCAGGCCGTTGATCTGCGTGCCAGCAGTGACCGATGTCGAGGTGGCGGCGGACGGGGGGAACGTCGAGGGGTCGGCGTACCCCGTGATGTAGTTGTACTGCATCGTCAGGAACGCCGACGTCGCGCAGGTCACCGTCCAGGTGGCGGCGTTCTCCGACGCTCCCGCCACGCGCCACCAGGCCGTCGTGGAAATCAAGCCGTTGACCACCGAACTGATGAGGTTCCAGCCGACCCCAGGGCTCGCCGTCGGGGCCGTCCCCGACGTCACCCTCGCCGTGGCGAAGAACAGGATCAGGTCGCCCAGGGCTGGATCGGTGGTTCCACCAGGAGGAGTGAAGGACGTGCCTGCGGCCCCAGCCACCCAGATGTCGTTGAGGTACGAGTCGGGGGCGGTGGTCCCGGGGCCGCCTGGCGGACCAATCGAAGGGTCGCACTCCACCTCGATGCTGATCGGGTCGACGAGCAGGCCATCGAAAGCGTCCCCATCGTTCGATCCCGTCACCTGCGAGATGCAGAACACCTCAACCATTGCGCGCAGGTCGGTAATGGTCGGGACGGTGCCCGTGATGGCGGCGACGACTTCCGTAGCCGCCTGGGGATTGCCTGGCCCACATGATGCGTTGAAGGTGCAGTCGCCAGTGTCGGCGTCGACCCAGACATCGAGGTCGACCCAGCTGTTCCCTGTCATGAGGAAGAAGGTGGAGAGGGTGGGGCCGGTTCCTGAACTGCCGCCGATCAAGGCATAATCGTTGCCCAGAATCCGGGCGAACGAAACCTGGACGGTGGCGCGCTCGGTCGACATGGTCCAGCCACTGACCGAGCGCCCGAGGATCAACTGGCACGTCACCTGGGGCGGAGAAGTCGCTGGGTAGTAGAGCGGATAGACCCTGGTGGTGGCTCGACTGCGGCGGCCAGCGGTCGGGACGGTGCGGTACAGGAGGTGTCCGTTGAGACCCGAAGGGTAGGTAACCGGGCCCGCCGACACCATGAGCTGGCTGCCGGACGTCGAGTAGTTCGTCGACCCCGATTCGATCTCGACGTCCAGGCCGGAGAAGGGGAACAGGACCGGGATACAGCCCGGGAGTGCCCGCGGAAACATGCGTATGCCAGGGTGCATCTACAGGGCCGTGTACTTGGGGTGGGCGGTGAGGTTCTCGCAGTTCCCGACGGCCAGGAAGGTCAGATACACCTCATCGCCCGGGTTGCAGAGGTGGTTGATTCCCAGGTCGGCGCGGCGCGTGTCACCCGCCTCCAGGGTCACCGTGGAGATGGTGGTCCCGTTGACCTTCAACTCCAGGGTCGTGTCGCCGTCACCGGCCACCAGGCACGACAGGTTGAACGAGGTGATCACGCCGCGCGCCGAGATCACATAGGCCGGGGTGTCGGGAGGGTCGGGCATGGTGTCGATCAGGCCCTCCTGTGAGAAGGTCAGCGACTGCTCGTCGACTTGGCCGCGCGAACCAATCTGGCCGATCACGGTGACCGGCGATGCCGAGCTGGATCGGCCCCCCGCACCACCAATCGACATGCGGTTCAGCCAACGCCCGAAACGCTCCTCCAGGTCTTCGCTGATCGTCATGAACTCGGTGACGAACGTCGGGTCGCCCTGGCTGTCCTCCGACACCGACAGCGAGACCAGTCGGATGGGGGCCTCGACCGTCCCGATGGCACTGTCGACGGTGAGCCAGTCCCCCACGAAGAACGAGTGGTAGGGGGTGTCGGCGTAGCTGGTCGGCTCGATGGCGGCCGTCAGGGTCACGGTGGAGTACTCGGCGCGGCTGGCAACGGCGTTGCCGATCACCAGGGCGTTGTCCCGTGAGATGTCGCCGAGGGACAACAGGGAGGCCTTGGTGGGTCCGTCGCCGAACCAGGATTCGGTCCACCCCTCGGCCGATTCGATGAGGACCAGCGAACCCTCTTGGAACATCACCTTCGTGGAGGCTTCGGTGAGGTTCACCGCGGCCTCTAGGGCGATCGCTCGAACCGTCCCGAACGTCCCGAGGACCGAGAGGTCGGTGGCGACCGGGTTGATGTTGCTCCCCTTGTTCCAGACGTGCAGGACGTAGCCGGTCACGTCGCAGGAGAAGTCGATCTGGCTTTCGGCCATCTGCTTGAGCACGTCAAGGATGGTGCGTCCGATCTGGAACGTCTGCTCGAACAGGCGGAGGTCTTCGTCCCAGGCCGCGCCGGATGAGTCGGTGGTGTCGGTGAACGTCCAGGACCACTGGGTGAGGAGGTTGAAGCGTTGGTTCTCCTCGATCAAGATCCTCAGGATCTGACCTGGCGTGAAGTACGGCGCGACGGCTGGACGGGGCAGCATCCTGATGTCGAGCGAGCCCCCGGTCTTGCCGACCAGATTCCCCCCGTCGGCCAGTCCTTGGGATGGGTCGCCGATGTCGGGGGAGCCAATGGCCGGGACGGCGAACACCGTCATGATCAGCCCCCCGGGGTTCACTCCCCCTGATGCCAGTGGGGAGTTGGTGGCCTTCATGGAGATGATCCGCCCCGCCAGATCTCCCTCAAAGGTGTAGGCGTGGTCTTGGAAGTCGAACCTGGTGGTGTTGGTCCACCCCTCCCGGGCGTCATCCTCGCCGCCGTTGATCTCGGTGACCTTGATCCCGTCTAGCCAGATCTCGCATTCGTTGTCGCAGGCAATGAACACCGCGTAGATGTTCTTGTCGTAGGCGTCTCCCGGGGAGTTGAAGTGGTAGCGGAAGTAGACGTCGCCGTCGGGATTGTCCCCTGACCCATCGGGCAGCTCCGACCACACCCACCATGCGTAGGGGTCAGGGAAGCCGGACGGGTACCCCTCCCACGGGCTGGGGACGAGCCCCGCCACCCCGTCCTGGGAGGCGATCGACACAGGAGGGGTGGCCCATCCCGAGTCATCGAGTTCGGGGGTGTGGGCGTTGAAGATCCGCTCCTTGGACCACGGGAAGAACCGCGAGAACGAGTAGCGGTCGTCATAGTGGTAGGGGAGGACCAGCCCTCCCTCCAGGCGCCCCAGCGGCCCACGGCCGGTGATCGTCACCTCGCGGCCGACGTCTTCCGACGGCGAGACGTAAGTCCCCTCGGCTTGCTCGACCTTCATCGAGAACGCCGGGATGCCGTCCAGCTCGAACCGGACCCACAGGGAGCGGTATGGGTGGGCCTGCAACTCGCCGTCGATGACCAGCCAGCTGGCCCCGATGTCACCCCCCGTGATCGTTCCCCCGCTGTATGGCAGCTGGGCGAGGCCGGGGTTCGCCCCCACCTCGAACATGGGGAGCCTCAGTGAGCCGTACCCCTCGCCGTTGAGTTGCTCCTGCCAGGTCTTGTCGTAGCTGAGGACCAGTTCTTGGAGGACGTCGAAGTTGTTGTCGTCGACCAGGTAGGCCCGGACGCGTGGCGGGAGTGGTTCATCGGGCATCAGGTGACCTCTACCAGGGCATTGTTGGCCGCACAGTTCGACCGGCCTGGCCCGAGACGGGGCGAACGGCTACGGACCGGCGTGAATGACGCCCCAGAATAGGACCGATACACCAGCCCGTCGGGGGCCCAGGTGTCGCGGCGCCACGTCAAGTCCTGAGAGGGGTCCAAGGTGCCGAGGACCGCCCCGTTGGGGACGGCGGCGATTTCCGGCTCAACCTCCTCCAGTGAGGTGGCCGCGGCAGCAGCCGTCGTGACGGCGGCGGAGCCAGTCGAGACCCTGACCGACGTCGAAGGAGTCGGGGCCGCAACGGTGACGGCAGCCACCCCCGCCGAGACGGAGAAGGAGAAGCTGGGGGTCGCGCCCAGCGCGGCGACGGCGACCTCAGCCGGGGACCCGGCCGTGATGAAGATGTCCCCCTCAATGGTCAGGGTCGGAGCGATCGCCGCGACGGCGACCTCAGCCGGGTCGCCCGGTTCGATGAGGTGCTCGGCGATGAAGATGTTGCTGGCGTCGAGTTCGATGCCGGTGTAGCCCCGGTACCACCAGACCCCACCGCCGAGGTCGACGGACGCCGCCTTCGCGCGGATCGTCATGTCAGATCCTGAACCAGAGGCCGTCTCGGATACGCAGAATCACGTCAGCCGTTCCGGTCTCTACGCTCATCGGCTGACCGTTCGTCGTCGTGTCGTACCAGGCGATCAGATCGCTGGTCGCCTCCACCCCGGTGTCTCGAAACAGCCAGCACCCCGCGATCGGGCCGGTGACCGGGCCAGTGATCGTCGGGTTGGCCGACACGGCGTTCCCATCCGTCGAGGTCTTCGATGCCAGCAGGCTGGAGATGCCCACCCGATTGGTGACGTCGTCGAGGAAGTTGTGGGCAGAGTCGAAGGTGTAGGCGGAGTCGACGGCAACGACCCGGAAGTCATCGGCCAGCCAGCCCCAAGCATCGAGGATGCCCTTCTTCGCCACGGTCTGAAAGACGCTCATACGAACACCCCGTCAGCGATCGAGAAGGTCAAGGTCCCCAGCGAGGCGGCCTGGGGCGCCCCGTCCTTGATGTCGAACCCTTCCGCCCGTTCCCCCACGTCGACACCAAGGACGTGGACGTAGGCGGTGCGGTTGAGCGCCCCACCCGGAGTGGAGATCGACATGAGCCGCTGGCCGTCAGGAGTGGCCGGGTTGGGGAAGACCTCATCGAACAGGTGGGCGATGTTCTGAGCCAGGTACGCCCGGGCAGAGTCGAGGTCGGTGGCAGCAGCCCCGGACCACAGGTAGCCGCCGATGACAATGAACGGGAGATCGAAGGTCGCCGCGGCGAGGCGGCGGCGAAAGGCGATCACCCCGTCGAGACCCGGCAGCACCCGGTCCGATCCCCGCTTGCTCCCGGCCGTCCACGCCGATGTCCAGTCGGTGACGCACAGCCAGTTGGTGGAGAGGCTGAGGGTGCCACTCGCCCCTTCGATGGAGCCGTACCCGCCACCTTGGACACACGCCGTCGTCAGCTCTGCCATGTCAGTTCGCCAGTCGCTTTTGGGCAGAGCGCAGGGCACGGGCCGATTCGGCCGCCGCCACCCGAGGCTCGGAGGAGTGGATGTTCTGCACGATGTTGAACGTACCGCCCCGACCGGGGGTCCCGATCACGTCGGCCAGGCCGGACTGCGCCGCCAACTGGCGCGCTCGCTGGGGCTTGGTGAGGGGGATGACCACCTCGGGACCGTCCTCCCCGGCGAAGATCGTCGTCGGCTTGGTGATGATCGAACCGAACGCGTTGCGGTTCTGCCGGTCCTTGAGGGTGGTCCGCTTGATGTTGATCGGGTCCTTCGACAGGGCGTCGACCTGGGCCCGGAACGCCGCCGAGTCGACGTCGACAGTGACGGCGATGACCTGATCCTTGAAGAGGTCGTCGATGATGCCCGAGATCAACGCCTTGTCTTCGGGGGAGAGGGCGAGGGTGTTGACGAACTTGGTGCGAACGTCGTCGAACTCGCTGAGCACCTGGTCGGAGGTCAGGCCCTGGGTGATCTTGTTCTTGGCATCTTCGATCGTGCCACCGAAGGCCCCGATGATCTCCAGTTTCGCCTCGGGGCTGAGGACGCGCTTGCCGTCGGCCCCCGTGAGGACGAAGGGCTCGGTTGCCCCCTCCCCGAAGAAGCGGTCCCGGAGCGACTTGAGGTTGACCTCAAACTGGGCGGCGAACTCCTCAGTGGAGACCTTGGCGCTGCCCAGTCTCAGCACGTCGTCCTTGGCCTCTTGGACGGCGGTCTTCACGGCGTCGAACTTCTCGGCCAGGCTCTTGGCCTTGGTCTCCAGGGGGGTCAGGGCGGCCGAGCCGTCGCGCCCCAGCCCCTTGGCCGCCAAGGTGGCGTTTTGGGCCTGGGCGTTCAAGTCGCCGAGCCCGTCGCCCACGCCATCAGAGGCCAGGCCCGCCGCTGTCAGGGCGTCGCGCACCTTGAACACCTCTGCCGCCAGGTCGAACATATCCTGGACCGGCTGCCCGCTCTGTCCGTTGATCTCCTGGTACTTGATGGCGATCTTGGCGAGTTCTTCCTTCGCCTGAGGGAGCGACCCTGTAACGAGGATGTCGAAGCTCCCGCTGAGATCAATCCCCGCCTTGTTCAGTCCGCGAGCCAGCGAGTCACGAATCAGCAGGAGGTCAGTCACCCGGGACTTGAGTACGTCGGTCGGGTCATTGCCCGCGAGGAAGCCCTTGCCGATGTTGGCGATCTCCGCCTTGAGCTTGGCCGCCTCTTCCTTCCCCTTGGTGAACTGCCCAACGAGAAGGCCGATGGCCCCCGACACGGTGGCAATACCCCCGGCAACCGGCCCGAACTGGAAGGCGAGGCCGATCGAGGTTGCCAGTCCGGCGAGGCCCGCCAACTTATCGACCAACCCCCCCTCGCTGATCTGCTTGCCAGAGAAGAAGGCCCCCACCGAGGTGGCGACCGTGGCGATCGCCCCTTGCACGCCCCCCACCTTGTCGAGGACCCCGCTGACCTTGCCCGCGAGGCCCTGGAAGTCGGCGGCGAGACCGACGAACTTGCCGGACTTCCCCATGTTGTCGAGGCTCCGGCGCACCCGGTCGGCCGGTGCTTCCAGCGCCTCCAGCTTCCGCTTGGCCGTCACCGTGTCGATCTGACCGAGGGCTGTTTGACCAGCGATCCCGACCGTCTTGAACCCCTTGACCCCGGCGCTGACGAACGACGAGATGGCCCCGAGGACCTTCGCCCCGACGAACACTCCGACCAGGGCGGTGGCCAGGAGTTGGAGGGGACCGGAGGTGCCGAAGTCGAGCAGGGCCTTGAAGGCAAACGAGAGGACTTCCTTGAGGACCTTGGCGATGTCGCCCTTGCGCTTGTCGATGCCTTGGACGATGCCTTCGACGAGGCCGATCCCGATGTTCACCGCGGTGATGCCGACCACGGCGGCCAGACCGATGGCCGCCTTGAGGAAGGGCTCGGACAGCACGGTGGAGGTGATGAACTTGGCGATCGAGCGCGCGGCGTTGCGGAGGCCGTTCTGCACCACCGAGAAGATCTTGCCGAAGTTGATGAGCCCCACGGCCTTGGAGAAACCGTCAGCGATGGTCTGGGCCAAGGCCGTGCCCAGCTTGATCCCACCCGAGAGCACCTTGGGGGCCGCTTCGACACCAGCGCGCACCGCGGCGGCGATGGCGCCCGCGATGTTGGAGTTCTTGATCTTGATGATGAACGCGCCGAGGGCGGCCTCGAAGCCGGAGAGGGAGAAGTCCCCAGTGAAGACCCTGCCGATCTCACTCAGGACGCCCTTGACCGCCCCGCCCATCGAGCGGGCGTCGGCGGCGATCTTGTCGAAGACCCCGCGAGCGCCGATACCGAGTCGCTCGACCAGGCCGTTGAAGCCCGACGAGGTGATGCCGCCCGTGGGGTCCTTGAATGCCGCCACGAACGACGAGAAGGCCTGCCTGCCCGCCTCCCCGATGTCCTTGAGTGCTCCGACGACCTGGGCCCGCTGCTTGGGGAAGATGGCCAGGGCGGCCCCGACGCCGAGAACACCGATGGCGAACAGGCCCATCGGGGTCAACAGGGCAGCGAGGACCGGCTTCATGAGTCCGAGGAGTTCGATTCCGACCTTGAGTGCCGACAGGCCGGTGGCGGCGAGAGCGATGCCCCGGATGGCGAGACGGGCGACCTCGTAGGCCCCCTTGCCGTTGAGCAGCTTGTCGGTGAACTTGGCGAACTCCAAGATCAGGTCCTTGGTCCGCTCGCGTGCCGCCTTGGTGGCTGCGGTGTACTTGGTCTCGATGATGGCAACGAGGCCGTCGATGGCGCCCTTGATGTTGTCGTTCTGCTTGGCGGCGATCTCGGCGGCCGAGGCGAAGCCCTCCATCGACCCGATGCCGTCGATCTGGGCCTTGGTGAGGTTCCCCAATGCCCGGACGGTGTCATCGGCTCCCGTCCCGAAGATTGACGTGATGAACGCCGCCTTGTCGGACTCGTTGGTGTAGGCGTTCAGGCCCTTTTGGAGGACCCGGATGGAGTCCTGGTAGGTGCGGGCCTTGCCGTTGGCGTCATAGAGCACCGAGACGTCTCGGCCGATCGCGTCGAAGAAGGGCTTGGCCAGCTCCTTGTCCTTGTCGGTCAGTTCGCCGAAACTGATACGGGCCTGGTCGACGAAGCGCGACAGGCCGGTACCGGCGCGCTCCCCGGACACGCCCTGGCGGTTGAGGATGGCGATGGTGGCCACGAAGTTCCGCAGAGTGGCATCGGAGTCCTGGGTTTGCCTGCCGAACTGGGCGAAGTTCGAGCCGCCTCGCGCGATGGCGTTGATGAACGACTCCACCTCTTCTGGGCGGCCCGAGCGGAGCAGGCCATTGAAGAAGGTGTCGACCGCCTGAGTGGTATTCCCGGCCTTCACCCCGAACACGTTGAGGGCGGCGGACACGCCCTTGATGGCGGTGACCTGGTCGACCTCCAGCACGCGCGACAACAGCAGGGAGGACTTGGCCGCCCCGCCGAGCACCGAGTCGAGGTCGAGGCCGGAGAAGACGAGCTGCTTGAAGGCGGCGACAGCATCAGCCGACGACACCCCCGGGAGGCTCATGTCCTGACCGAGGGCGACCGCGGCGTCAGAGACCCGCTTCATCTGGTCTTCCGACAGCCCGAGGGTCGCCTGGAGGACCTTCATGTTGGTGTCGAAGCTCTCGGCTGTCGCGCTGAGGCTGGCCCCCGACAGGCCGATCCCGGCCAGGGTCCCACCGATGGCCACGCCCCCACCGATACCGCGGCCCGAGATCGCCCCGAGGCCGCCCGATGAGATCCGGTTCTGGGCGTCGATGGCCGCCTGCTGACGTCGCAGGCTGGCCTTTTGGTCCTCCTCCTCTTGACGTAGGGAGGACTGGAGGCGATCGCGGCGACGGTTCAGCCAGTTCTGGAAGCTGATCAGGTAGGAGGACTTGAAGCCGTCGAACAGCGACTGGATCTTGGCGTTGTGGGACCGCTGGTTGATCTCGGCGATGCGGTTCTCATGCTGGACGTCGATGATCTCCTTGCGCTTGGTCCGCACCAGGTCCTCGGCTTGTCGACCGGCGATCTGGACGGTCTCTTGCCCGACGCGGCGCTGGGCGATGTTCATCTCGCCGCGCAGGATGATGGCAGCGCGGCGAGACTCGGTCCGTCGGTCGATCTCGGCCAGCGTGTCGCCGTGGCGCTGAGCGTCCCGGG